GTTAGACCTGTAAGACCTGTTGCGCCTGTTAGACCTGTGAGACCAGTCGCGCCTGCGACTCCTGTCAGACCAGTCGCACCTGTTAGACCTGTAGCACCTACTGCACCTGTCAGACCTGTGGCTCCTGTTAAGCCTGTAAGACCTGTTGCTCCTGTTAGACCTGTTAGACCTGTAGCACCTGCGAGTCCTGTAAGACCTGTGGCTCCTGTTAAGCCTGTAAGACCTGTCGCACCTACTGCACCTGTCAGACCAGTTGCGCCTGTTAGACCTGTAAGACCTGTGGCACCTGTTAGACCTGTAAGACCTGTGGCACCTATTGCACCTGTAAGACCTGTGGCACCTGTTAATCCTGTAAGACCTGTTGCTCCTGTTAGACCTGTAAGACCTGTGGCACCTGCGAGACCTGTAAGACCTGTGGCACCTGTTAGACCTGTAAGACCTGTTGCTCCTGTTAGACCTGTAAGACCTGTCGCACCTACTGCACCTGTAAGACCTGTTGCGCCTGTTAGACCTGTGAGACCAGTTGCGCCTGTTAAGCCTGTAAGACCTGTTGCGCCTGCTAGACCTGTGAGACCTGTTGCGCCTGTTAGACCTGTCAATCCTGTCGCGCCTGCGACTCCTGTCAGACCAGTCGCACCTGTTAGACCTGTGAGACCTGTCGCACCTACTGCACCTGTCAGACCAGTTGCGCCTGTTAGACCTGTAAGACCTGTTGCTCCTGTTAGACCTGTAAGACCTGTTGCTCCTGTTAGACCTGTCAAGCCAGTTGCTCCTGTTAGACCTGTCAAGCCAGTTGCTCCTGTTAGTCCTGTTAAGCCAGTTGCACCTGTTCTACCTGTAAGACCAGTCGCACCTGTTAGACCTGTCAAGCCAGTTGCTCCTGTTAGTCCTGTGAGACCTGTTGCGCCTGTTGCGCCTGTGGCGCCTGTAGTACCAATATAACCACCTGTTAACTGTACATATACAACACCCGTTCCACCGTTACCATCGTCACTGTATGCAGTAAATGAACCTGTAGATGCGAAAGCAGCCAATGTATATGTTGTAGAACCACTGGTTGTAAGAATCACACGTCCTGTTCCTGTTACCGCAGCAGCTGTTCCAGAATTAGTATATAATGCTAGAATACGAGAATTTGGCACAACAACGCCAGCAAGATATAAACCCATCTCACCTGCAAAATTAGTCGATCCCTGTGCTCTCAAATAATAGACGACATCCCACGTTCCTGCAGCAGGAATTGTAAATGTTACAACTGTTGTTGGGCTAGAACTAGTAATTGACACATTTGTTCCTAGGTACGCTGAACCCGTTGTCGGTGGAGTATTTGGCTGTGGTCCCGTTGGTCCTGTCGGTCCAGTCACACCCTGTCCAGTTGGTCCAGTAGAACCCGTATTACCAGTTGCACCTGTCTGTCCTGTAAGACCTGTTGCGCCTGTTAGTCCTGTAAGACCTGTTGCTCCTGCGAGTCCTGTCAAGCCTGTTGCGCCTGTTAGTCCTGTAAGACCTGTTGCGCCTGCAGGTCCTGTCAAGCCTGTTGCACCTGTAAGACCTGTCGCGCCTGTTGCGCCTGTCAAGCCAGTAGCTCCTGCTAGTCCTGTCAAGCCTGTTGCACCTGTTAGACCTGTCAAGCCTGTTGCGCCTGTTAGACCTGTCAAGCCTGTTGCGCCTGCTAGACCAGTGAGACCTGTTGCTCCTGTTAGTCCTGTTGCGCCTGTTAGACCTGTAAGACCTGTTGCTCCTGTTAGACCTGTTGCTCCTGTTAGACCTGTTGCGCCTGTTAGTCCTGTAAGACCTGTCGCGCCTGCTAGACCAGTGAGACCTGTTGCTCCTGTTAGCCCAGTAAGACCTGTCGCTCCTGTTAGACCTGTAAGACCTGTCGCTCCTACTGCACCTGTCAAGCCTGTTGCGCCTGTTAGACCTGTCAAGCCTGTTGCGCCTGTTAGACCTGTCAAGCCTGTTGCGCCTGTTAGACCTGTCAAGCCAGTTGCTCCTGTTAGACCTGTAAGACCAGTTGCTCCTGTTAGACCTGTCAAGCCTGTTGCTCCTGTTAGACCTGTCAAGCCTGTTGCTCCTGTTAGACCTGTCAAGCCTGTTGCGCCTGTTAGACCTGTAGAACCTGTTAGACCTGTCAAGCCTGTTGCGCCTGTTAGACCTGTCAAGCCAGTTGCTCCTGTTAGACCAGTGAGACCTGTTGCGCCTGTTAGACCAGTGAGACCTGTTGCGCCTGTTAGACCTGTCAAGCCAGTTGCTCCTGTTAAACCTGTTAGACCTGTCAGACCAGTTGCTCCTGTTAGACCTGTCTCTCCAGTAATTCCTGTTTCTCCCGCTACTCCTGTTTCTCCTGTAGATCCTGTATATCCAGTTGCTCCTGTAGATCCTGTAGGACCTGTTTCTCCTGTTGCACCAGTATCTCCTGAAGGACCAGTGGCTCCTGTTGCACCAATAACTGTAGCTACAGATGAAATATAACCCATTGATCCAAGACCCATTATAACAGACATGAACTGAGAAGTAGAAATATAGCCTACAGTAGCAAGACCTGTCACCGTTGATATAAGTTGTGTACTTGATATATAGGTTGTCGGGACTGTTGATAAAAAGCCTAGTGTACCAATTCCTTCCAATGATGAAGTAACTTGACCCGTAGAAATATAACCAATACTTCCAAGTCCTTGAATTGTACTTTGAATTCCAATCGTTTCAGAAAAAGAAATCCATTGACCTGATCTTGAAATAAAACTTACTGATCCAAAAGCTTCTTTCAATAAATATGTTGTAGAACCATTTTGAAATGTATCTCCACCTTGTGTATTTATAGTAACTGAATTTATATCTGCATTTCCTGAGCGATCTTTTATTGTCACGATTCGTCCGATGCGATCCGATGAAAGTGGTAAATCTACTATTTTTGATACAAGACTTGTATCGATTGTTATAAAACCACCTGTCGATGGTATTTGTAATGCCATCTACTCCTTAGTTGTGTATCAGAAAATATTAATCATGATAAAACAACGAAATATTGTTATAGTTAATATATTTTTACCATGTCGGAACTACATCATAAGATTCATAATAAGAAACATTAATTTATCTATTAAATACCTAGACTTACTCGATTAAACTAACACTCTAGAGTTCAATAAGTATAACTGTTTGTGCATCAGCAAGATTTCCAAAAAAAGATGATCCTGATATTTGTAGAGATGATACAAATATAAGATTTGAGAGTGTAGATATATAGCCTATTGTTCCTAAGCCTTCAACTGTACTTGTAATATCCATCATTAAACCTATTGTCGATATATATTGTGCTGAACCGAGACCTGTTATTGTAGAGGCAAGCTCATCTGGATCAATAAAAGTTTTTATATAATCAGATAGACCTTGTGATGTAGATAATAATCCTATTGAACTAATGAATGAGATTGTTCCTAAGCCAACTATTGATGATGTAAGTTCTTCTGGATCAATAAATGTATTTATATAATCTGTAAGACCTGATGTTGTACTTATAAGTTGTAAACTTGATATATAACCTAGTGTTCCTAATCCTTCTATTGTTGATATCATTGTTTCATCAGATATAGTACCTGAACCAGTTGGACCAGTTGGTCCAGCTGGTCCTGTTACACCTGCTCCTGTCGCGCCTGTCGGTCCTATAACAGATTCAAGTTCTGTAAATTTTATATATGATTTATTAGATTCATCATTTTTCAAAACATAATATGTGCCATCAATTGTTTGAGGATTTTGAAACAATATAACTCGTATTTGTTGAGATGCACGAACTGTAATTGTTACAGAATGAGAAATATGAGAACTTATACCATATGATCCACTAGGTGGAACAAATCTATCTATTATTTCATTTGTATTTACATCAATAATATTTATTGAAAACCACGTTCCATTTTCAGATGATACAGATACATTGTAAGTTACTATTAAAACTAATACCTCAGCTGTAGGATTTGTTAAAATGCCATCTACATTATCATACGTGCCATTAAAAGTTCCACGTGTTCCTGATATATCTACTACATCAGGTATGAAATATCCTGTATCCATATAACTAATTGATCCACCATCAGATCCATAATAATAACTAAGAGTAGGCAATGATCCAAAAATGCCCATAGGACCTGTAGCACCTGTCACTCCTGTTGCTCCTATGCCTGTTGCTCCTGTTGGTCCTGTATCGCCTGTCGTTCCTGTTGGTCCTGTATAACCTGTTTCTCCTGTTGCTCCTGTTGAACCTATCCCTGTTGGTCCTGTTGCTCCTGTATAACCTGTTGTTCCTGTTGGTCCTGTATAACCTGTTTCACCTGTTGCTCCTGTTGCTCCTTTTTCGCCTCCTGATGGACCTGTTGGACCTGTTGGTCCTAATGCAGATTCAAGTTGTGTGATTTTTATATATGATTTATTAATTTCATCATTTTTCAAAACATAATATGTTCCATCTATTGTTTGAGGATTTTGAAACATTATAATTTGTACTTGCTGAGATGTACCCAATGTGATTGTTACAGAATGAGAAATATGAGAACTTATTCCATATGATCCACTAGGTGGAATAAATTTATCTATTATTTCATTTGTATCTACATCAACAATATTTACTAAAAACCATGTTCCATTCTGAGATGATACTGAAATATTATAAGTAATTATTAATACCAAGATATTCGCTGTAGGGTTTGATAAAATACCTGTTGAGTTATCATACGTTCCATTAAAAGTTCCAATTGTACCTGAAATATCGACTACACTAGGTTTGAAATATCCTGTATCCGTGTAGGTAATTATTTCACCATCTGATCCATAATAATAAGTTTGAGTAGCTAATGATCCAAAAACGCTCATAGGACCAGTTGGTCCTGTTGGACCTGTTACTCCTATACCTGTTGCTCCTGTGGGTCCTGTTTCGCCTGTCGTTCCTGTTGGTCCTGTCGGTCCTGTATCGCCTGCGCCTGTTGCGCCTGTTGGTCCTGTATCGCCTGTTTGTCCTGTTGGTCCTGTATCGCCTGTTTGTCCTGTTGGTCCTGTATCGCCTGCGCCTGTTGCGCCTGTTGGTCCTGTATCGCCTGTTGGTCCTGTATCGCCTGTTTGTCCTGTTGGTCCTGTATCGCCTGCGCCTGTTGCACCTGTTGCTCCTGTTGGTCCTGTATCGCCTGCGCCTGTTGCGCCTGTTGCTCCTGTATCGCCTGTTGGTCCTGTTGGTCCTGTATCGCCCGCGCCTGTTGCGCCTGTTGCGCCTGTTGCGCCTGTTGCGCCTGTTGCGCCTGTTGCGCCTGTTGCGCCTGTCGGTCCTGTTGCACCGCCACCTCCCGCTATTAGTGAACCGTTTAAATAAAGATAACCATTTGAAAGAGTCAATGCACCATCAGTATTTGTGTAAAGATCACGAAAAAGTATTGTACTTATTTGTAGTGTACTTGCATAAAGATTTGTAAATGAAGAAACAGTTGCTGTAGAAAGTCCAAATGTACCCTCATATCGATAAAAACTTATTGTTGGAGGAGAGTTTGCAGAGGTAAGATTATTGAAAAATTTAAGAACACCACCGTCTACATCAAAAACCCATACATATGTACCATTTGCACTTAGAGGATTTCCTCCAGAATCATAAACAACTGTATTGTAAAAACCTGAACCATAACTTGCTGGAATTGCATATGTAAGAATATTGAGTTCAGGATTGGCAGCTGTTGCATCAGTAAACCAATATGACTCATATAAGTTTATATGAGTCAGAACAACATCAGTATAATGAACAATATGAGGATATGCTACACTTACATATCTCTTACCTTTTGCTAAAGAAAATGAGGTATCTTGCACAAAATCAGTTGGCACATTAATAGGTATTTGTTGCTGAAGAACTTGTATAGATGGTATAATTGCCGGTCTGGAAGATATAGATTCCTGTGCAACTGTGTTTGCATCTTTAGTATCAGATACACCAAAGTTTTTCTTATATAATAATGTAATTATCTGTGACTGTGACGCCATCCCTTTTTACAACAAAGAAAAAACTCTATGATAGTGTCGCAGTAACTTGTGTAAAAGCAAAGTTGCGATTCATAGGTATTCCAATCTTACAAATAATCCTTATATCTTTTGGAGATTCCGTTGAAAAAGATGGTATAAATAAAGATGGAAATATTATTGTTGGTGACGCAAGTGTGGCACCGGAGGTGACTCCTCCATATATCTGTTGATAAGTTCCCGTAGAATCAACATAATAAGTGAGTGCTGTAGCTGAGTTTGCAATTGTTCCATTTGCATCTAACCATACAGTAGATGCCGATGATCCATTTGTTGGTAAAATAGAAGATTGATCTTCAACTCTATAAAATACATAAATTTTATCAGCTGTTCCAGTAAATACAATAAGATTATTGACAACAGATATAGCATCGGAATCAGCTGAAACGTATGTAAGTGTAAAGCGAAGTACAGAATAGTTTGTACTTTGTGCAGCAATTTTCCAAGCAAATGTAGCAAATCTAACACCCGAAGTAGTAACAGAACTGTAATTAACTGTATTAAATAAAGTTGCACTATATTTCTTTATTCTATAATCAATATAACAATCTGTTCTTGTACCCTTTGATCGATGAGCTCCATTTGTCACCTGAAGCTCAGTTATAAGAGGATGACCTAGAGTTGCATCGACAATTGAAGATGTATGTGTTGTTGCTGCTGTATAAAGAAAATTCGTAAATGAATAGTTTGATCCAGCACCAAGACTATAAATATAAGGTGGTACAAATGTTGTTGCATCGTAGTTAGAATATGACCAGATTCTACAACCTCTTTCTGCAACATTACTTGAAAGTGTTAATGGGGATGCTGGTAGAGTTGTATTAATAAGAGTTACAGATGGACCATCAATAACACATTGAAGAGGAGTTGCTAAAAAAGCGGCAGATGTATTTGATGCGTTGGCTGCAGTAACTGTCATAGACGTTGATAATGCATATGCAGTCGCAAGGGAGTTTAGTTGAAATGATCCATTCGAAAATCCTATTCGCTGACTTTGACTAATTTGTCCATCACTTACACCTGAAATAATATTAGATACAGTCGTTTCTGAAAAACTCGTTGTTACAGACCCAGTGGTATTCGTATACGATAAAATAGGCGATTTGAAAAAAAACTTACCTAGATTTGATGCACCTGTTATTGTACTCAGAGTCGGTTGTCCAGAAATAACATTTACACCTGAAACATAAGTGGCTGTAGGTGGAGTCGCTACAGAAAAGTTAAATGCCATATCTAAAATCGTTGCAGTCCCTAGAAGACCATCATAATAAAAGTTAAACTGCGATGTTGTTGTTGTACCACTTTGTACAAGTGTCGTTGTGTGAGTATATTGTGTTTGACTGGTAGAAAAGGTCGCTTGTCTTATTGTTACTGTATTTGATGCATTAAGATAAAAACCAGTGTATCGTGCTGGAGTAGTATATTTGTCATATACTGCAGTTGGTGTTACAGTAAGATTACTCAGTGTTGCGCCACTAGCGAGTGTAGCAGGAAAACCATTAAACGTTACAGTTGGTCCTGTTACAGAAATAGCTCCACTCACTGATGTTGCTAATGTTGCAATTCCTGTTGCTATCGTTCCGCGATTTGTAATATTATGTAAAGGTACCACGAAGTTTGAACTAGTATAATCTGTATTTGTATTTAAGAGTGTTGTTATGTTACTCAAACCGGCTAAGACTCGATTAATTGTTCCAGTAAAAAATCTTGATGGAAACTGTACTGTTATTCCTGAATTAGGAGTCAAATACGATGTACTTATTCCAAGAGTTGAAGCAAATGGTCCAGCAATCGATGCCGAGTTTGTAGCTTTTACATAAAAATCGTATTTTGAATCTGGAAATAAGGTTGTCGCATCATATTTTATAACATTACCTGCTGTCGAATCTGGGCTCGCTACAAATGTAAAGGGACTTGTTTTTACTGCTGTCTGTGCATCATAAATAGCCGTTCCATATCGCACACCAGGAATTGGCACGGAGTTAAATGAAATATCATATCTTGATATTGTGGCTACAGATGTTGGATTAAGTGTATCTACAAATTGTGGTGTGCTAAAATAAAATGATAAAGTTTCAAATGTCACATTTGTGCTTTGTAGCTTACGCGGAACAGATGGTGGACCAGCTGCCAAAAATGGCGAAAAAATGGTTGATGCTACGTTAGACCCAACATTGTAGTTATTATAAAAAGCTATAAGTTGTCCGTCTTTATTCAATCCCGAAAGAGTTGGAGAATAAAATACAAATGCATAACGTGGTATACCATCTTGAGGAAATGTTTTTAACTGAATACCGGTTGCTTGAACTGTATTTGTAATCACAGCCCCTGTAATATAGTTTAATCCGTTATGATAGTCTACATATCCGGTTGATAGAGTTGAAATAATTGTAGATGGATTAATCGACGTTAACTGCGTTGATATCAAGACATTTAGAGAGTTAATCACTGGAAGCCATGAGTTTTGAAATCCAACATTAAGTTGTGTAGGATACGTCCAAGGAACAAAAATTTCAGAACTCTGTGATGCAGGTGTTCCAAAAACAATCGCCGGCGGTGGATTAATAAGATTAGATTGAATCCATGCATCGTTATAAATAGTATTTCCCGGTGTAGATATATATCCTGCTGTGCCAAGTCCTACAACAGTTGAAACAAGATTATCTTTTGTTACATCACCAGCAGACAGTGTAGATATATATCCAGCTGTTCCAAGTCCTACCACAGTCGAAATGAGATTATCTTTTGTTACATCACCAGCAGACAGTGTAGATATATATCCTGCTGTGCCAAGTCCAACAACAGTTGAAACGAGATTTTCTTTTGTTACATCACCACTGCCAGACAGTGTAGATATATATCCTGCTGTTCCTAGTCCTACCACCGTCGAAACGAGATTAGCTCTCGTTACTTCACCGCCACCAGTCGCTGTAGAAAAATATCCAGCTGTTCCTAATCCTGCTACAGTACTTGCTAGAGCTGGTCCAAAAGGAATATTTGTAAGTTGAGAGCCATCACCTACGAAATAAGCACTTGTGGTAGTACCCGTTGTTGTTACAGGTCCATTTACATATACACTCCCACCAAGAACACGAAAATCACCATAGGGATTCAAAGCATCAAAGGGAATTGTTTCGAATCCAAATTTATTAGATGGTATTGTTGTTAATAGTTTTGCTGGATCAATATTTGTTAGTTGAGAGCCATCGCCAATAAATGAAGCTGCCTGTATATTATTTGCTGCAACTATATTACCAGCTGTAAGTGTTCCAGTTGAAATACTAGCAACATTAAAAACACCTTTTAATATTAACGTTGATGTTTCGATTTGATCTGAATAAACAGTTCCTACTGAAATGGAAGTGACTGAAGATATAAAAGTGGCAGTGAGTGTTCCTGTACTTACAAATGGTGCAGCTAGAAAACCACTTATATCACGAATCCACAAATTACCAGTACTCGGTAAAGCATATGCTGGAATCGAGTTTGGTTTAAAAAAATTTCCTGTAATATCGGCATTTATTGCACCGAGCGGAATATTCGACAATAGCGATCCATCACCACGAAAAAAATCAGCCTGAAGTAATCCAGATCCTTTAAGCGCTAATAAAGGAATCGTGGATGGACCATAGAGAGATGTATTTAAATAACCAAAAAGCGAACTTGTAGGTACACTGATTCCATAAAGGGTAGCATTATTTGTAGAAATAAGTGATTCTATAGGAATTGATCTTTGAGCAAATATAGCCGTCGGTAATGTACTAAATAAAGAAGCCGTAGGAACTGAGACAAGTCCTCTTGCGTCCCCTGTAAATCTTCCTCCACCTTGAATGCGAATACCCGTCGATGAACTTATATCAATAGTAAATTGAGGATTCGGAACACCTCCAATACCAAGGGCTTTCGAACGTACATCAAATGAAAAGGCAGCCCGACTAGGATTAAGTTCTTTAAGTGTATCGCCATTCACAGTTGATATAAGTGTTGATGTTCCGAAATGAACTATATATCCTTCGTTGTCATTCGCAATAATAAATCTTTCTTCACGACTAGCAACTTCTGGTGCTACTTTTGCAAATGATATTCGGCTGTTTCGAACAAGTAAATCACTTGTTGAAAATGATAACATCCGAAGACTCTCTATAGTATGCGGATATACGGAAAAACAAGATCCTCTATACGAATCAGTATGAGTCTTGAAGAGTCCTCGCAACACGGATACGAATTAGCTGGAATGACACGTATCGGCTCTGTACCTATTACTAAACATATTCCACTCTGCGGACTTTCAGAAATAGTACCCCTCATATCAAGACCTATTGTCTTACTTGCCACCGCTACAATCACAGATGATAATCTCTTCGCAAATGGTCTTTTTCAAAATGTATTTCTTCTGTATAAAATGTTTGATTCAGCGGGCTGGACCCCTATTTTAATTGTAAATACAAAACCTACAAATCTTGAAAAGATTCCAGAAGTTCTTCGAACAACTCGTGTAATCAGTATTGAAGACTTGGTGAAACAACCTCTTCCGATTAAAGCCTATATAGAGATCGGTATGAGTATTGATCCTGCTCTTCGCAGATTCTTAAAAATGATCGGTGGAAAAATATTTAAACTTTACCTCGGCAATATTCTAAATATCGATATTGAAACTCCTGTTTTTTATCCATCTATGAACTTTAGTCACCATGTTGTTGGTGAAATGGATGCAATCTGGGTCTCTCCGCATTACGAGCAACACTCAGAATATGCATGTGCCCTCAATCATATAGATCCTAGTCAAGAAATCAAAGTTGCTCCCTATGTTTGGGATTCCTGTATTTTAACCGACGGCAATCGGCGTAATCCTCAATGGCGCCCTAGAAAAGGAGATGAAAAGGAAACTTTTATTGTTATGGAACCAAACATCAGTTTTCAAAAATCTTCTCTTCTTCCGATCATGGCTTTAGAGAGCTGGTATAGAAAAAATAGTAGTTGGACCGGTCAAGTGCTTGTCGTAAATGGTGAACGAATTGCATCTGTACCTTTCTTCCGAGACTCTATTTTGAATACATTAGATCTTTTCAAAGATGGTAAGCTTATTATTGTTGGTCGTAAAGATATTATTACTGTTATGACAGAATATCCGAGTGCAACTTTCGTTCTTAATCAGTGGAATAATGAATATAACTATATGACTCTTGAACTCTTTTCGGCTGGATTTCCTGTTGTTCATAATGCTCAATCATGGAAAGAATATGGATATTCATATAAGGGAAATAGTATTTATGACATCGTTTCTCAGATTACACTAAGTCGTGAAAGACACAGTGAACTCTTAGAGACATATAAATCACACGCACGTCTTTTAGCCTGGACACATTCTCCTTATAACCCCGAACTTCAAAAAGCATGGATTAAACTCGTGACTACATAGATGTTGCGGTTATTTCTCTTTGATCTGAATATCGACACAAAAAAGAATGAAGGTCGGTATCACTGTAAATTTCCAGTTCTCCTTTTTTAGCGGAGGAGGATCCTCTACCACGATTGCCACTGCCGAACTTTGTAAGAAGCTTGGTTATGACGTCTATCTTGTCAATGTTAACGGCACCCAAGATTGGTGGGACGATTGTAGAGGTTTAAAAACAGAGTATCCAAATATTCTGCATCTTGAAACTCTGACTAAACAAACTGAGAATAAAGATGATCTACAACTTGATATATTATTAGAAGTAACATCACTTATTACATCGGCTGAACTTAGAAAAAAGATCGCAAAACAATGTGTATGGGTTATCAGAAAACCTATCTTATTAAATGATATAGAAAATAGCATTTATCCACTAACTGTTACTAAGAGAACATTGGAAGGTCTCACAGCTATCTGGGCTCTGGATCTAGAAACTACAAAAGATGAACTCGAATATTTAGAAGTTCTCTCGAGAGGTGTTCCCGTGCGTCATATACCTTTTATATGGTCACCTACAGCAATTGAAGCACATAAAAAAGACATAAATGGATCTGAGTGGATTCAGATACTTTATTATTTTATTCAACAGAAAGGCGGACTTCCTCCGTGGTCTGTCCACATATGTGAGACTAATACGAGTGCATCGAGCAGCTGTACTATACCTCTTGTTGCTCTCAGAGAAATTAAACGTAAATCAATGATTCCTTTATCTAATTACAAAATACATAATGCAGACCATATTCAGAAAAATGAATTTTTTAAACAGAATGTAATGAAACACTGCGAGATTGCTGATTTAAGTGGTTCTTTCTTTGGGCGCCAACGTGTTATTGATTGGATCTATGATCCAGCATCTGTTGTTTTTTCCCATATTAGATTTCGTGCTCTTCGTCCCATGTTACTCGACACTATTTGGTCAGGAATTCCACTTGTCCATAACTCAAAAGTATTACAAGAGTTAGGTTCACCGTATTATTATTCTAATAACTCAATTATAGAGGCAGGTACAGCATTTAGCACCTTACATCAGGATTTACTCCAAGGAAAAGGTATGTTTCAAACAGGGGCACTCGATACACTTAGAGCAAAAATCCGCGAAAAGATTACTTGTGACTCTACGCGTGTACAAAATGGATGGAAAGCAGCATTTGCTTCTTTACCTGCCTTATCAATCGCTACTACTGTTGCTCCTAAAGAAAAGAAAACACTAAATGTTCTTTTTACAGATATGTGGGATGGTTTTAATCCTGACTATAATATGTTCTTACTAATGATGTCTGAAGGTCTCAAATATAGCCAGAAAGATATTCAAATCAATGGCTATGGCACAAAAACTTTGCCTGTCAATTGTACACCCAATCTCTTAGTTTTTGGTCCATTTGGATCCGAATGGAAAGAAGATATCTGGAAAAATATAAAGAAAGTTCACTTTACAGGTGAAAATACGCAGCCTCAAAAAAGTCACAATGTAGAACTCAATCTAGGATATGCTCATGCAGACTTTGTAAATCAATCCTACATTCGCTTTCCCCTTTGGATGATTGAGATTAACTGGTTTGGCGCCGATCCAGATCGCATCCAGAATCCGAAGCCATTACCTATTGACCGATGTACAACAGTGTATCCTGGTGAAATCGGAGAAAAGACTAAGTTCTGTGCTTTCGTTGTAACGAATCCTTGTAATCCTCTTCGCAATAATGCTTTCAATTGGTTATCTCAATATAAAAAGGTAGATTCTGCAGGTAGACTCTTTAATAATATCGGCTCTGAGATTTTCGCTGGTCTTGGCGGCGGCGGCGGTGAACTCAAGAAACACGACTTTCTCAAAAAATATAAGTTTTCTCTCGCATATGAAAATGCTAGTTCACAGGGATATACAACAGAGAAACTTCTTCACGCGAAAGCAGCAGGATGTATTCCTATTTATTGGGGTGATCCTAAGGTTGAACGCGATTTTCAGATTTCTGGTTTCATCGATGCTAGAAATATCACCTCACCCGAAGAACTCATTACAGCTGTAAAAAAGATAGATGAAAATCCTTCTGAATATTTAACAAAGTTTGCCATTCCTGCTCTCGACGATTATAAGCGTGATCTTGTTCGGCGCACTCTGCGCGAAGTCTCTTATACTATGTTAAAGATTGCGGGTATTCCAGAGGATAGTTTAAATCTGATTCCGCCGTTTATAGGCGCAAAGACATCAGAGGAGGCGATAAGTCTAGCGAAAGAACGACCTGTACCTGTAAATAATCTCAAGGAACTTCCCACTGCAGTATTTAAAAATATAAGTCGTCCACTCATCATTACATATGCAACTAGAAACTATTTATCCTCTCTTCAACAGTTACTCGCCGGCGTTGTAATACAGAAAAACGGAATTCCTGATATTGAAGTACATGTCTGGTTAACTCATGATGTGCCTGAAGAATCACGTGTTCTTCTTAAAAATACATATTCTGATGTAAAGTTTTTTAATCCACCTGAAAACGTTGTCCCTGAAAAATTTTTAGATTACTGGGATCCCCAACATTTTGCCTGGAAATGCTGGCTCTTAAATCATGTATGTTCCTCTCCAGAGTATAAAGATCGTCTTGTACTTTATCTCGATGCCGGCGTTTTCTGTTGTCGGTGGCCCTCTGATCTCTTGCGTATTGCATATGAAGATGGTATCTGTTTACTTGAGGATCCTAGACAAATAAATGACCAGTGGTGTCACGATACTTTTAAACAAATTCTAAATATGACAGAATCTGAAAAGAAGTCGCAACAAATCGCGGCAAATATACAAGCATTCAAAGCCGGTCACCCAGATGCAGTCAACTTTTATTCACAAACATATATTATATCACTGGAAAAGAAGATTATTAGTGGAATAAAATGGGAGGGTACTAGAGATGGAAAGCCATTTGGACATAGACACGATCAGAGTATTATGAGTCTTCTTTCTTATAGAATGGGATTAACACGGTATCCTCTAGATAAAGTTTATTGTGATATCAGTCTCAGAAAGACATTTATTTCTGGAAAAGCATTCTATGTTCACAGAGGACAATTCCAAATACATAAGCAGTTTACACAAGGAATCGATGATGCCTATGTAATTAACTTGGATAGAAGAAAGGATCGTATGGAGAAGTTATACGAAATATCTCCATCTCTTCAATCTAGGGTACAAAGAGTAAGTGCTGTTGAAGGACGTAATTTACTCTTAACGCCGCAACTAGCACGCCTTTTCAAACCACACGATTTTCTCTGGAAAAAAGCGATCATGGGTTGTGCTCTCAGTCATCTTGGACTCTGGTGGCAACTGGCAAATGAAAAAAAGGAAATAAATAACTATCTCATTCTGGAAGACGATGTAAAACTTGCGCCCCAATGGGAAGAAAAATGGAAAGAAGCATCTGCTTTTTTACCTGAAGATTATGATATTATATATCTTGGAGGTATTCTACCTCCTAATCATGTGGTCTTTGATCAGTTAAAAGAACCTGTAAATCGCTATTTTTCTCGTGTAGCGGCTAACTCTGTGTTTGGACAAAAACCGCCCAATCATTATTTTCATTGGTGCGCCTATTCCTATGTTCTATCACGAAGAGGAGCAGAAAAGATTCTTCAGCTTATCCATGCTCACGACGGATACTGGACAAGTGCAGATCATATACTGTGTAATCATGTAGAACATATGAAGATTTACTTTTTAAATCCATTGATTGCTGGATGTTATCAAGATGAAGATCCTATATATAAATCCAGCGCTTTTAATGACTTTAATCGTATAGATCAATTCGATAGTGATTTATGGAATAATGATAATCGATTCTCTGCTGAGGAGATTTCTAAAAATACGGAAGCGGCAAAAGGTCAACCTCTAAATATTTATGAAGTTCTTATTCAACTACAGAAAAAAACACAAATAGAGAGTGAACCTTCATTGAAACATCCTACAAATGAACTTATGAAGGCGCCGCCGTCTGAAAGAAAAAAACGACTCGTTTGTTTAAAACAACATGGTCTACAAGGTCCTGAACTCTATGAGTCAATCTGGTTACGAGAATTATTAGGACCCGATATTCCTCTTCATATTGAAAAGGTAGAACTCTCTGATACGCCGCCAACTGACTCACCTATTGTCTTCTTCCAAAAGAATCATATTCCTGCATATATAGAACTATTGAAAAAGTGGAATGATTCTGGTTCTGGCTTCTATATTCTACATTTAAGTGATGAGTATGTAAATGATGATATATCAGTCTATTCGTTACCCATGTGTAAGGGTGTTATACGCATGTATGAGCGTCCTAATCTGCCTTCAAATGTCATGGTAATTCCACTTGGATATCATCATACAATTGAAGGTGGCTCTGAAAATCCCGCAGAGAAGACACCGCGTCTCCCTTTCAGAAGTAATCGCTGGTCTTTCATGGGTACAGAATGGCGTTCTCGCAAAGAACTACTGGAACCTTTCAACAAAATCCAACCGAATCGCACGGTTTTCGCCGATTCATGGGAAAGCACTCAGAAAATCCAGAGAAAAGAGTATTTGGCTATTCTTCTTGATAGCTACTTTGTACCTTGCCCCGTAGGCAATAATTCAGAGACTTTCCGTATTTATGAGGCACTTGAATGTGGATGTATACCACTCTATGTAAAAAATGGTGAGAATGATGCGCTTGCAGCTCGTCTCATGAATGAAATAGGTATTCTACCGTCATCTAATTGGTCTGAGGCGGCGGCTTTAACAGACCATTTACTACAGAATATTCAGCTCTTAGAAAACTATCGAACGGTTATACTCAATCGTTGGGTAATTTATAAGAAAAAGCTTGTAGAAAATGTTAAGAAAACACTGGGACTTTAGATATATTTATTAATTTTTGTCGGTAATCCGTGACCAAATAGTATCATATAGATCAAAACAACTGATCCAATCAAAATACTTCTATTTTCAGCCACATTGCTGTCCTGTCCTAGTCCAAATATCATTAAAAAATACAGGACAATTCCAATGATCACCGAATGCAATAACATAGTAAGACCGCTCTCCATTGTATATTATTTAGTTAGAAATTTATGAAATGCCGTTGCTATCCTTTTTCGGGTAAGTAAACTGAGTCTTTTTTATTTCATCTTTAGAAATTGGACTCTCCTTGATATTATCATGGCAAAATTGGGCGCAAGTTTTTAGGATTAGACTAAAAACACTTGAGCCATTGCCACCATGTTTTTTTCGGTTGTATTTGTGGCTTTGATTTTTCAGAACTCATGTACATACTTGACCATTCATCAATTGTGTACCGATCTCCCATAGATAAATTACAGCGAGCGCAAATAGGAATTAAATTATCGATAGTGGTTTTTCCACCTTTCGCTTCAGGAATATTATGACCGCTTTGAAAGTCAAAGACGCTGATTGTATTCGGACACCACGCAACAGGGCATTTTGCTGAAAAGACCCTGCCCATCTTTTGTATCCAGACAGCCTCCCTCAGTGCTATAGAAATTTTATGTTTTCTATAAGGAATAAGTGATTTCTTAAAAGATGCGTTTGTAAAAATGTCTCTAATTTGACTTCTATTCTTTGGCATTCTACACCTATTTAAGGGGCAAGCCTTATATTGGTTTAGAAAGTATGGACCAGAGTTCTCTGCCCTCCTATTTAAAAAGTATTGAAAGCCTTATTCAATCTGGAACACCACAGCACGTCGTAAAAGGTGCTCCTACACTTGAACCTTCAGGACAAATCGTTATCAAGGATAATAAAAAACTTCAATTTATGATTGTCGGTACTCACTGTCACCAGTTTACTGGGTATAGCAAAGTTACGTGGGGTATTATTCAGCAACTTGCAAAACTGTCATGGCTCCAAGTCACTCATTTCGGTTTTCAGAAGTTTAACAATATTCCGCAGAACTATCGCACATACCCTAGCAATGTAGATGTCATTGATGCCGCTGCATTGGAGAAGGCGGCTGCTCCTACACTTCAACAACAAGGTCAGGGTTTCGGTTTTTCTCAGCTACCTGAGATTATTAGAAAGAAGCAGCCAAATGTTATTATGATCTACAATGATATGTCTGTCGTCGCCAAGTTTTTAGAAGAGATTCGGAAGAATAATATACCCCGTACATTCAAACTCTGGGTCTATTGTGACCAAGTCTACAATACACAGCTTCAGGGATATCTTGATATTCTGAATCGTGATGCCGACTGTATTTTTGCGTTCACGAACCATTGGAAGAAGTGCCTCAAGGATCAGGGTATTACACGTCCTCTCGATGTTTTGCTACACGGTTTTGATAGTAATCAGTTCTTTCCAGTACCAAAGGAACTTGCGCGCAAACAGGTCGGTATCCCGAATGATATCTTTTTGTTTCTAAATCTAAATCGCAATCAACCACGGAAGCGCTATGATTTACTGATCATGGCGTTTGTAGAACTAATCGTAAAGTATCCGACAAAACCACTCTTTCTTATGTGTATCTGCGACAAGGGTGAGAAGGGTGGCTGGTGGCTCTTTGAGATCTTTCAGCGCGAACTTAAGTTACGGAATGTCGCCACCGAATTATTCAGTAACAGACTTATGATCAGCACACAAGACATGTCATTCTCAGATAAGGATATTAATATGTTTTATAGCATGGCAGATGTAGGTATTAGTACATCAGATGGTGAAGGCTTTGGACTATGTCAGTTTGAGCAGATGGGTGTAGGTGTTCCGCAGGTCATTCCTGATATTGGCGGCTTCAAAGAGTTCTGCAACCCTGAGAATTCATCTCTGGTTAAGCCGAAATTCCGTTACTATATGCCGACTGCATTCTCACCAGTCGGTGGCGAGGCTTTTGCTTGCGACCCGCATGATATTTGCCTAGCAATGGAAGAATATATAAATGATTCTGATAAAAGACTGGCACATGGCAAGAAGGCACGTGAGACCGTGATGAAGTACAGCTGGGAGAAGGCGTGCGAACGCCTCGTCAAGCGCTTAGATGAGGAGAAGAAGGAACTCGATAATGAATAGACTTATACCATGCCTTAGCTTTCTTACTACGTCTAGTTGCGGCGCGCACTAAATCAGAATCTGTTGTTTGTGCCGTCTTTCCGCCTAACAAGAGACTACTTACGCGCGCATATCCCCATTGTTGCTGTGTAGCACCCGGGCGATGCCCTGTTCTCCAGGCAGCCATACCTCTGTTATAAGACTTTTGTATCATGCTGAGAGGCACTCCTGTAAGCTTTGCTTTATCTTTGAGAGACTTTATCTCTGGATACTTACGATGCCAAGTTGCGGTGTAAGATGATTTTCTCGTTTTGGCGCCTTTGTCTGTCTGAAACCCGACGTAGGCTTTAGGATTTTTCCAATCCAGTTTGCCAAAATGTTGGATTTCTTTCACGCGTTTTCTTGTTTTGTTTTTGGATAAAGTTCCAAAATATTTGGGAGGTAAATACATTCTTTCTTTATAGAGAGAAATGTCCCCTGGATGCGGATGTGATATGCAAACTTTGCCACCTGCGTCCATGACGCAACCTTTTGCCCAGAATGGCGGCGCTTGCGGCTGTATGATGAAAGGTGGTAGAACGCGTAAAAATAACTACAGACGTAGTAAAGGTGGTTACAGAGCAACAGCTAAAAATCGCAAGTATCTTCGTCGGTGGAAGCAAGGTAAATCAATCGGTTTCACAATGCTTGCCAGCCTGAAAGCGAAAGGGCTCATACCGCGTGCGTCAGGTAAGAAAGTTGTGAGTCCAAAATATAAATAAAATATCTTGATGTTTGTCAAGGCTTGACAATGTTTCAAGGTACTGTTCTTAACATTCCAAAAGAAGTGAAGGCAGACCCCGATAAAAAAGAATTTCGTACACGCTCCGGGTATCTTCCATCCGAATCTTTCAAATCACTACAGGCATCTATGCTCGAAAGCGGAGTCATCGCAACCGGGCGTGCTCTTCATTTTGCCGCCGATCTAGTTTGTAGTGGCGGTCTCACAGTCTTCATACAGCTCATCTGGGATTACGCTATACAACATGTCGGAATTGCCTCACCTCGCGTCTTCGTATATCTCAAAAAACGCGTAGGAGAAATCGACGCAATGATTGCTAAATATGCCGATGATGATCTGATTAAAGATGAAGAATTCCAGACACGTGTCTCAGAACTCATCTATGTCTTACACGAATGCCCACGACGAAGTAGACTTGTCTGGACAAAAGTCGGTCCCGAAACTCACAGAGACGGCTGGCTTGCAAATGTAGCCTCCGCCCCAGAAACACAGGCTCTTAGGAAAATATATCAACACGGAAGTGACTTAATCGCCTTACGAACAGTTGGATGCGAATTCTTGAAGGCGATCAGTGAAGGTTCAATTGAGAAAGCGCTTTTCTGGATTAAATGGACACTTGAAGAAGAGATAAAAGTTAGAAAAGAAAATGGTGGTGGTCTTACGTCAGTTCAGCGTGGCTCCGCAAATATAAAAGGAAAGGCAAAAGCCGATGTTATTTACTATTTTGGAGATCTATGTGCAGAAGCCTATAAAGATTTTGCGCACAGATCTATGATTCGCATGCACGAAGAATTCCAATGTCTCTTAGATCTATTTAAAGGTGCTGACCCTCGATTTACAGGAAAACATAGAAAAAATATATTAGGACTTCTTGTAACTATATTATGTGAAGTTCCACGCTGGAAAGTTCCGGCTGCGCCAGTTCTCATTAAAGATCCAGTCACGTTATCTAGAGCTATTAAGCAAAGCGGGAATTTTTTTAAGGAAGTCATGATAAATCCAAAGGTCAGTCTCGTCGGAAAAAATATTTTCAAAGGGAATAAGATATCAGATACGGCAAAACTCAAAGTTATTAAACTTAATGGTCTTGAACAACATTTTGACGCATATGAAAAAGCCATGGAAGATTATATGAATCATTAATAAGATGGCGTATGAGGTCGCATGTACTATACTTGGACATGGAAATGATAGTCTTGAAAGAAAACCAGTTCCTAAAGGATGCTGTATTGTCACAGCTGTTCTCTGTGGAGAACCATCCATTGTAGAAATTAATTTAAAAGCGATTAATAAGTTATTCAAACAAAATGACGAAGATACGAAAAAACATATCATGAATCCTCGTAAATATCAGAAACAATTGGAAAAAGAACTCGGTTTTGAAATCCATATTGCAGAAGGTAATAAAAATGAAGAAGCAAACTTATTTGAATTTCAATTGTTTTTAGCAGGAACAAACGACGTTGAAAGCACATCCTGGCTAACAAAATCCGGTTTATATGAATATCCAATCAAGACGAAACGGAGATTTATTATTGGGGAAGAACTCGATTCATCCAATCTAGAGATTGAAGAGCTTGAAATGGCGTTTGAAGAATCAGTGTATCCTACATTTGATGAACTCAAGGCTGTTTTACCTAAAAAAGGAAAATTACCTTTTAAAATGGTAGATGAACTTTTTGATGAACATTTTCCTGCCGATAGTGCTAGTATTTTAAAACGATATCAAGATAAAAATGTTCCGGTAATCTTGTATAATTTTGTTTGTCGTTCTCAAGGCGCGTCTATCTTCCAAATGGAATTGCGTTCTGAAACTAAAAAGATTGCCGGATTGAGAAGGAAATCTGCAAATCAAAATCTTGCCGGACGATTAAAAGCAAATGTTCAACAAAAGGTTGAAAATAAATTTACCAGAGGGAGAGCGGCTGCGGCTGCAGCTTCAGTACGCAGGCAAACTAGAAAAAACAGGCGATAAATAGATGTCAAAGAGACCGATCGCTGCGTTTTCAGCCCTGGTAAAGAAAACACTCTTTGCACCGCCTCTTCTCGCTAGACTACAAACCGACGGCTCCTTTCGTTACAATGATCATATTTCTAGAACAGCATCTTTACTCAAAACAGACGAAACTTATAAATCTGTAAAGACTTATTTCGATCATAAGAATTCATATGAATCTGAATGGTGCTCTGTAAAAGATGGTATTCTTATGACACAAGAATGTGATGTAGATTCTGTACAAATAGAAAATGACAATTTATCTGTAATGAATTCACTTATATACAAACGCAGACCAAAACAAGAGTATGCTGCGATTTATTATGAGGACATCATCAACTTAGCAAAAGAGATGGAATGGGTTGAACTTAGATGGATTCCACGTCGGTTAAATAAGGCAGATCGTTTATTTCGGATATAAATGTAAAAATTGAAGTCAATTCCTTCCATGATGTTATCATATAACATGGAATCAATTGTAATTAAGTTGAAGACTGCGTCTGATGCATACTATAACACGGGACAGCCGATTATGACCGACGAGGAGTATGACGAGTTGCGTGATAAGTTGGAGGCAATGTGCCCAACTCATCCATTCTTGACATCTGTCGGTGCTACGCCTCGTGGCTCTACGGTTCGCCTCCCCTTCTGCATGCCATCTCTCCAAAAGATTAAGCCCGGAACCGGAACGGTCGAGAAATTTGCTGGAAGATCCACAACGTTTGTAGCCAGCGATAAGCTCGATGGTCTGAGCGCACTCTGGAGTTCCGGAAGTGGAAGTCTCTACCTACGCGGAGATGGCGAGGACGGTGTAGAGATTAAGAACTACGTCAAGCATATTCAGGGTCTTGTAAATACTGTTCGCTGTGTGGTTCGTGGCGAGATTATTACACAGGGTGAGACAAGGGCATGGGTGAATGGAGTTCTTCACCACAGTTCCCCGAGTCCCGCAGATGCAAAGAAACTCCACTTTGTCGCCTATGAAGTTCTTGAACCGGCTGGACTTAACCGCCTTGCCCAGTTTAACTTTCTCGAAATTCACGGATTTGAAATTCCTTGGCGCGCTGCCATTCCCAGCCGGGATCTTACAGATTCTACACTCGAATCCTTGTTTCGGAAGCGCCGCCAGGAGAGCAAATACGCTACCGATGGAATTGTCGTCGGTATAGACTGCGTCCCTCAGTGGCAGACTCTCGGAACTAGCTCTACCTTGCCGAAGGACTGTGTAGCATTCAAGATGGTCATCTCCGATCAGTGTGCTGATACAGTGGTAAAGCAGATTCTCTGGGCGCCTAGTTACCAGGGCTATATCATTCCTCGTATCCAGATTGAGCCTGTTCAGGTCAAGGATGTACGGATTGAGTTTATCAGTGGACACAATGCGAAGTTGCTTGTAGAGAAGCGTCTCGGCGTTGGAGCCCGCATTCGGATCAGAAGAAGCGGCGACGTAATTCCTACCGTGGATGCTGTACTTGAGGGATCCGATACGATTCCGTTTCCCAGCGCATACGAGTGGGACGCGACTCATGTACATATCTGTGTGCCGAAGGATCAGGCTGCAACAGCGGAGACACTGGCTGTCAAGCTCAGTCATTTCGCCAGTACACTTGAGGTTCCCAATCTAGGTCCCGGGCTTGTGAAGAAGTTGGTAGAGGCGGGTCATACAACCCCGCGAATGCTCATGGAGCTCAGTACAGAGAAGTGGTGTGAGGCGATCGGTAAGGGGAACGGTGTAAAGATTCAGAAGGCTTTCATGGAGAAGGTTCGCTCGGCGAATGAAATGACCCTCATGATTGCGTCAAGTCTTATGCCACGTGGTGTGGGTGAGACTAAGCTCACAACGCTCTTTCAGATGGAGCCCGATTGGAAGAAATGGTCTTCTGTGACACTTGTTCAGATGAAGGCTGACGGTTGGAGTGACCAGTCATTGCGCGACTTCATTGGCATATTACATAGGTATGAGAAGTGGCGCAAGGATCAGTTTCCCGTCACAGTTGTACCTGTAGGTAACTTTGTAGTGACTTCTACACCAACTGTTCCAACAAAGCTCTTCATTGTAGTGACTGGATTCCGCTCAACAGAGTTTGAGTCAGCTTGTGCTGCGCGGGGCATTGTAGTTCTACCAAGCCTTACAAAGCAGGCACAGGTTCTGGTAACAGCCGGATCCGATAGTAGCACAAAGGCAAAGAAGGCAGGAGACATGGGTATCCGGATCTTGGAGCGCAGCGCATTTGAAAAGGAATATCTCAGTTCAGCCTAGAAAGAATGCCGTCGGCACAAAATATAACAAATAGTCTTTCGAAAACTGCAGTAAATGGCACTACTGTAATGACTCCTACAGAAACTATTACAAATATGACAAAAGGAATTGATTGGATGGGAATTCTTAAATGGGTTGGAATCTTTTTACTCGTCGGTCTCATCATTGGATGTATTTATATCGCTGTTTCACAAAATAAGCTTATAGCAACACCCCAAAATGTAGCAAATAATGCCTTTACACAAAAGGCTGCCGTTGACACAAACCTAGCGCAATTTTATACATCACATGCTGGTGTAAATACTACACTTCCTGTAGAACTTGGCGAGCCTCTACAAACAAATGAAAAATGTTTCATTAACTACAGTCCACTGACTGTTCAACACGCTGGATTTCTTGGACCTAAGGTTAATGGTGCCTACGGAGAAAAAGACGCTGTGACAATGGCTCTTAAAACGGGCGCCAGATGTTTCGTACTCAATATAGATTATTATGGAAATGATACAACACTCAATGTAGATCTCTTTGGAAATCCTAATGAACCTATACTTCTTTATAGGGACAATAGCAATGTAATACGGTCTACAAATGCCGGCGATATCGGTAAGGTTGCACAGACTCTTGCAGATCTCGCCTTCGGAAATCTTGTAAATAATCCCAATGATCCCTTAATCGTCGTCTTATATTTTGTAAATACACCCGACCCGAAGTCGCAAGATTATATTCCCTTTCTTTCCAAGGTTGCGACTAAATTACAACCGCTTGTCCCCTATCATTTAGGGCAAACATCTGAGGGAGATTATCATCGCCAAACAAAACAAAACGATATTCCGTACCAGCCGATCTCATCATTTGAAAAGAAAGTTCTCTTTTTTGCAAATGTAGATACATCTGTCTTCAGAACATCAACATCCAAATACTCGCCTGCAGCCGATCTCGATTATTTAGTAAATTTAACAATTTACAAAACGTCTACAAATGCGCTCGGCTCAACGACAACTGCACCGACAACAATACCCAGAGGAGTTATTGATACTATTGAATTTTTTAGTAGTATACCGACCGATCAACAAGCGACAACTGTGGGTAAGACGAAATTAGCCTGGACAATGGCGACAGGTGATTCGGGCGAGAATCCTTCTTTCATTACACTCAGATATCTTGAAGAAACACTCGGTATTCAGAGTGTTCCACTCTTTATCTGTGAAGAAGGTAAGTTTACAAGTCCTGTAAAAACAAAAGGCGCAGTGCCAGTAACAGCAGCACCGACAGAACCTGAAAGCTCCAAAGAAAATCAACTCGGCTATCTCCTTTCCTATTGGTCAAAGGTTAGTTACCGTCCTAAACCAAAGGGAATCCGCTTCGTCAAGCCTGATAACTTTACACCTGCGAAACCCAGCCCGAAAGTGGATGCGATGGGAGGCGCAGTTCAATCTCCTCAATAAGTAGTATGGAGGAGGATGTACAAAAGGCTCCCTTAAAAAGTTCTTTTTTATATAGAGGTTCTATACAAAAAGAATTAAAACGTCTTGAAGATGCGATTGATCAAGCGGACGATATTCTTCATTATGAAACTGCTCATAACCCTGAACTTCTTTATGCGACCGACATTGTAGAAAATTTCCTTCGTAGAAAGCGTCGTGTATGTTACGGCGGCACTGCCATTAATGCCATCTTACCAGAAAAGATGAAATTTTATGATAAAGATAAGGATCTTCCCGATTATGACTTTTTTTCACCAAATCCTCAAGATGATTTAGTTCTTTTGGCAAAGGACTTACAACATGCGGGATTTACCGAAGTTACAGAGCGTATTGGTATTCATGAAGGTACTCATAAACTTCTTGTAAATTTTATAGCCATTGCTGACATTACATTTATGAATCCTGCTCTTTACAAGATTGTACATCAAAGAGCATTGAAAAAGGATGGAATTTATTATGCAGATCCCGACTTTCTTCGTATGAATATGTATTTAGAGTTGAGCAGACCGAGAGGACAAGTTACACGATGGGATAAAGTTTACGAACGACTTCTTCTTTTAAATAAAGCATTTCCTCTGAAAGCAAAAACAAAGTGTACTGAACTTCCTCGGAGTGCATCAATACCAATAGAAATTCGCGAAAAACTCTTAGGATTTCTTTTGAATAAACACCGTGTGTTAGTGGGTGCCGAAGTTGCGGCGCTCTATTCTTTTTCTATGGGTTTCAAGAAATTTAAGTCTCCGGGTGTACAATGGTTTGTTAAGAATGGAGGTACTGTTATTTTCTTAAGTCCTGCACTTGTTCAGGATTCATTTGAAATCAAAGAACTTCTTGGAAAAGAAATTACAGAGATCGAAGTTGTTAAAGGGCTTGAAGGAGGTATTCTTCCCAATCGTGCTGTAGTCCGATGTAATGGAAAAGCTGTTGCTATGATGATTGAAGATCAAGCGTGTCATGCATATAACACAATTCATCTTAATGGTAATAAAGAACTTCTTGTTGGAAGTTTTGATACACTCTTGACATTTTACTTGGCAATTCAGATCTTTACAAAAGATCATCTCTTTTTTGGATATTCAATCGCCTGCTTATGCCAAAAACTTATTGAACTCTCCTCTGAACTTCGTAAGAAAGATAAGACATTTTTCCCAGCGTTTTCCGTTCAATGTAGTGGATATCAAAAGAGTTTTCCTACCTTGCTCAAAGAGAAAGTTGCTCGTATTTTGAAGATGAAAAAAGAAAAAGGCACGCGTCGCTCTAAAAGTAAAAGTAAAGGTACTCGGAAACTACCTATTGATATTGAAGGCTAAACAAATCTGTAAATGATTCGGATTGAGGGGGTGTAACATCACCCGATTCTAATTTCGCTTTTAAAGCTTGAAGTTCTTTTAAAAGGTCTTTTCCTTTTTGAAGTAAATCAGTGTAAGATAATTCTCTAAGAGCAACTGGTTCTGTGCTTTTTGACTTGTAGTTATTTAATGCAGATTCTAACTTAGCAAGTTTCTCTTTGCTTTTAACATTGAGAGCTTCAGGTGTTACATCTTCTGGTAAGATACAGGCTGAAACCTTAGTCGCGCGTTTTTTTGTGGCTTCTTGGGGGCTACATACATCTTCAAAGGATTCAAAGATCTTTCCAGGCGCGGGTGTCGGAGGGACAGTCGATAAGGATGTTTTGACTTGTTCCAAATTCGATTGAAGTGTGGCTGTACTGTACAAAAGTGTCGCATATACGTCGGCTATATATGTATCAGACAGACTTGAAAGGAAATTAAAAACGTCTTGCGGCTCTTTAGATGATGGTACAACTAAAGAACATGAAAGTTTTCCTCCTGGAACATGCTTTTTTACGTCTTTATCGGCTTCATCCCGGGCTGCTTGACCTTCCAATGGAATAAATGATAGAACAATCGAATCATAGACTGGTTGAAAAATGGCACACACTTCGCTTATACGATACGGCTGAAAGAATGCTTGTAAATCAATATTATCTGTTTTTGTAACATCAGTAAAGGTATCTTTACTTGGAGTTAACGATACACCGAGCAAAATACACAAAATTATAACAAACCAAATTGAAATGTAAATATATTCATTCCACCAGCTCGACTCCATTTTTTTCTAGTGAGAAATTAGAATGCCAACTCGTAATTTTGATTCATCTCTTTTAACCCAGAGAAGGCAGGCGAGGGCGCTCGCTGCGTTTCACACGAACGTTATTGCTGGTGGTACAACACTGAGGAGAGAGCAAACGAATAATCAGACAGCGACTGTCGTTACAGAGAGAAAGTTAGGTAAGTGCTACTGCACTACGGACGCGACGGCGAATCCTTATGAATTTAATCCTAGTAATTGCGGATGCACAAGATAAAAGTAAATCAGTAGATAGCTATAGGATTAATGGGCGATTCTGCCCGATTATGTTTATTTTGCTTAGAAAAAAGAACAAACCGACAAAAGATATTTTGTATAGAAAATCTCTTTAGTTGTGAATGTAGAGTTTATTGTCACAAGAAGTGTATTAAACAGTGGCATCGTTTCTGTGGCGATGATTTACAATGTCCACTATGTAGAAAATCGCTTGATGTTCATATAGAACGTGTACAACTTGTAGAAGTTGTTGTTATTGATCTTGTTAACTATCAGCGCAGAGAATTAATAAAAAATGTGATTTTTCTTTTTATGTATGTATATTTTTTTTTATATGTTCTTATTTACTTTACTTACCACCAACCTTCTTGATGATCTTCTTCGCAGTGACCGTTGTCTTTACCGGCACCTTGACCGGCTCAACTTCCTCAGCCTCGTCCTCCTCTTCCTGGGGCATCATGGCGCTGAGAACTGACTGCTGCTGCTGCTGTGCAGGAGGAGCAGAGAATGCTGCATCATCCTCACCCTCATCCTCCTCCTCTGCACCCAGGGAAGAGAACTTGTTCGGGCTTGCGGCAGTCACAGGCGCCACCTTCTGCTGTACTACGACCTTTGTCTTGGGAGCCGGTACATCATCATCGTCCTGGAACGCATAACCACGGATGTTGTCAGGCATCTTATCCATGCGGATCTGGAGCGCCTTCCATGACAGACCAAACTTGGACCCAGCAAACCAGAGACTTGTGCACTGGATCACCGAGGTCACCTGAGAGCCCTTTACCAGGAGCTCATCGAGCGGAACACCCTTCAGCTCGTTCTTGTTCTCGTCGAACAGCGTGACATCAAACTTGCCATCGCGCTGCTTGAGCTGAACCTTCAGTGTGGGAGGATACGGCTTCACATTGCCCTCAGCATCCTTGGACCAGCGAACAAGAGGCGTGTAGAACGCCTTGACGACATCACGTGTAAGCTGCGCCTTGAACCACGTCTTTGAGTTAGCTACGCCCTGATCGATCATGTACTCATCGAGCGCAGTGAACATCTCATAAACCTGCTTGACCTTGGGATTTTCATCGTAGCCACGCAGAGAGAGATCTACGCTGTACTTCGGAGGACCCGCCTTGTCAAACATGTTCATGCCATAGGGAACAGGGAGAGTAGCGATCTGAACGGATAGGTTCTTACGCGTATTCGCATCGTAGGCGTAGTTTACATACGCCTGCTTCGCACCTGAGTCCAGCGACTTCAGAGGAGTGATAACGATGTTCGCGCAACTAAAATTCTTAGGAGATACAATAAGATTGCTCATTCTAAAACTCGGTCTAGTGGATTTCAGGGCAAAAATCCGAATCAATTTTTGGGCGGTTTTTTTCAATTTCCTGAATAGGTAAAAAATGGCTATGAGCAGCAGTGAATTAATAAGAAGGCGTCAAGAGGAAGCACAATTATATCTGGCTCGGAGAAAGCCACGCGATGCGAGTGAAATAACAATGAAGAACCAGGCTCTGAATTCAGGTAATGTCTTTAAGCGAGGTACTGGTGCGGCTATTGCGCACACTGAATCATTTGGTGCTTCTAAGAGAGGAATTGGAGAAACATTAGTGCCAGATGAATGCTCAAAGACTTTTGTAACAACTGGCAATCAGACAAATTCTGGATCTCTCGGTCTTCTTCAAGCCGCACAGAAGTGTGCTGTTTGCAGTGATCCCGATCCTGCCTTTTTTCCTGGTGTTGCTCTCACTGTAAATCGATATGATCGCTCTAAACCTCCGTTTGCGCAGTTTGCGAGCGATAAGCAGCAGCCTGCCTGTAAAGTATGTAATACATTCTACTTTCCTAGTGCGGGGCAACCGAAAGCGTGTTTGTGTACAGATACTCCCGAGAGTCTAATCTCGATGCGTTTTAAAACGCAGCATTAAGTAAGATGAAACAAAGAACTAGTTATTTGTTTGCCACTGGTGTACTTATTGTAGTAATTGTGTATCTTTTGTACAGATATGCTATTAATGGTTTTCTTTATATAAGCGCAGAAGATGCGAAGGCTAAGATTGCTGCCAAGGAAATTGATACAATTGTTGATGTAAGAACAAATATTGAATATAATTTAGGTCATGCTCCAGGTGCTGTTCATATACCTACTGGTGAAATAGAACAGAAAGCATCCTCTCTTTTACCTGATAAAACTGCGCGGATTTTAGTCTATTGTAATACAGGTCAAAGATCGCGGGCTGCATCAGAGAAACTTTACAGTATGGGTTATAAGAATGTACGTTATATTGCTGGCACGTATTTGTCTTTACGCTAGCGAAGCGGCTCTGCTAGCGAAGCGGCTCTGCTAGCGTCTAAGCAGGGATACTTTCTACAACCCACGGATAGGCTTCAGTCGCCGACTTGGATACAGATGTAAATCCTATAATTACATATAAGGCGCCGAGGGATCTCTTCGTCTTATCTTCAGAAGTATCTATAATCCTTCTTATGATCTCCAGGTTTTGCTTACGCCACCACTGTAGATCATAACGACCTCCTTGTACTTGATCTGGGGTCCAACGGAAAAGACGAGTTTGATTCGTTAAACAACCAGGGACAATCGCTATTTTTTCTTGCGGTGAAAGACCCAATCTATATGTCCACAAGTTATATAAGTATTTATAGAATCGTTCATGATCAAGAAAACTCATTGATTCAAACCACTGAGGTGATGCTCTGTATCCAAGACTATCAAGTTTAATAAATGCATTCAGAACTTTTTCGTTCCAGAGTTGCTTCGAATTCAGATTATCTTTGACTGGGTAGAAAATGGGAAGTTTTTGGGCTGTTAGTTTGGCAATTTGGTTTTTGATTTTTTCCAGATTCGTGTCTGAGAAAGCCTCTCGTGTATAGGGATTCCGTAAATGGATATCCTCTAAGAGCAAATGATTTAGACTGCGGAGATCAAATGTCCAGCAGCTATTCTTCGAATCAATGAATGAAAAGTAGTACTGTTGAGGAATATTTTCAATTGGTTCCAGGCAATAGATTTCTGTATCGTTTTGTGAAATTGATTTTACAAAAAAGGATGGTCCGTGTGTATGCGCCCTTTGATAGGGAAGTCTCTTCTTCCAGAACGCTTGAATTTTTGCAACAAAAGCATGTTCCTTTCGTGTATGAACATGATCACATTCCGTTTTTTTAGAAATAAAACGGAGTGGATTTTTATAATGCCTGTGGCAAAAATCTATGTGCGTAGCGGCAAAAGGGCACTGAACGTTAGGAAACTTCCGACTCTTAACGTTTTGACATACTTTTTCGGAAGGCATCCTCTTTGTTTCTATTTGTTAATCGGGTATGTTCCGTGTTGCCTTAAAGAGGAACTTTTTTTACGCATATCTGTAAACCACTGAGATTGAGTCATCCGGTTTCTGATTTCAAAAAATAAAAGTTTTTGTGTTAAACCTACGGACGATTTTCGAGGAAAAAAAACAAAAATTGAGCGGTTTGAATCCTAGAAATTGCGTAGTGCGTTTGTTTTAGATGAATTCTTCCACCGGTACTAGTATAACGATGAGTTCTGCCCCTGTTGTTGCTGCTAAGCGTAGTGTGTCTAAGAAGGTTGAGGCGGTTGTAGCGCCTGTAGTTGCGGCTGCGCCCGCGCCTGTTGCGGCGGTCGCGCCTGTCGCTGTTGCTGAGAAGAAGGTTGCCAAGACCAAGGCGACCAAGGCGCCGGTTGCGGCTGCGCCTGTAGTTGTTGCGGCGCCTGTAGTGGTGGCTGCCACTGCCACGGAGTCTGCGCCGGTTGCTGAGATGCCGGCGACGACGCTCGACGATGACCTCAAGGTTGTTCTCGGACGCCTCACGGGTCTCCGCGAGGTTGTCTCGACGATGATCACTGAGGTCAAGAAGCTCGAGAAGCGCGTGCACCGCGAGATCAAGGATGCGCGCAAGCGCCGCCGTCGCGTCAAGGTCGAGGGTGAGGAGGGCGCCAAGCCGCGCGGTCCTTCCATCTTCGAGATCCCCACGAAGGTCACGGAGGAACTCTGCGTCTTCCTCGGCAAGCCCAAGGGTACGCTGATCTCCCGCTCAAACGTGACGCGTGAGATCAACAACTACGTGAAGGAGAAGAACTTGAAGAACAAGCACGACATCAAGCCTGATGCCGCGCTCAAGAAGCTGCTCCGCCTCACGGATGCGGACAACCTCACGTACTTCAACCTCCAGCGCTACCTCAACACCCACTACGTCAAGGAGCCGAAGGTTGTCGCGCCTGTCCCTGCGTAAGTAACTGCGTAAACTGTGTAAACATCTTATAAACAAATAATTAATATCTTTTCATTTTACTTGATTAGCTCTTTTGCTAGTTCTTTGGTCGATTAGCTCAGTCGGTAGAGCATTCGGCTGTTAACCGAAAAGCCGTGGGTTCGACCCCCACATTGACCGTCCCCCTCTTTTTTTACGTCGTATAACGCTGTAAAAAAAAAGTTTTGATCCTATATATCTACTGTTTAGAAGGCGTGTCCGAAGCCAGTGCGCGCGACGATGCACAACGGCTCCGTGGCGTTGATGGCACCAGCCGCGATTGTCTGCGCCGCGCTAAACGTGCAGATGTATCCAACAGAGCCGTTGTCGCCCTCGTAGTCAAGACCGGCAGGGGAACCGATTCTGCGGACCTTGGTGAAGACGCACCAGAGTCCAAAGACGCTGCCTGAAGCAGAATCAATGGGAGTGTAGAGAAAATAGTTCTTGCCTAAGTCCTTGAATAACTGATACTGCACAAGTCTGCAGGAATTGTCAAGGCCTGCTACAACCATCGCGGTGTTAGCGAGCGAATTCGTGGCAAAAAACACCTGCGTACCTGAAACTGTGCTGCCAGTAGCAATCGCCGTCGCGAACTCAGCCTCTGAGAAAAAGCGCGCCTGGTTGGTAGCAGGGCTCGCGCCGACCGCAATAAAAGCATTCGAAGCACGAGGAATCTGAGAAGTAGCAGCTAATACAGATGACATTTGTTATATATTCATACAAAAGAAAATATTTTACGCAAACTCAAAAGAACTTTCTCGCAGCCAAGAATTCATCTACCGTACTTCCGCGAAGAAGCTCAGATCGTTTCAAAAGAACCTTCTCCAAAGATCCATAGAATCGAAGCAATGAAATCGCATGGCTCGCCGGAACTCGGCGAAGCTCTGGCGCTTTTTCATACCCGGAGAGAATTGCCACATCTCGCCAAGAATCCGAACGAATACCAAGTTGCTTCGAAATAGCCGAACGCCTAAACTCTTGTATATCCTTCGTGTCTTTCATAACTATCCATAATCGTTCAACACCGCCCACAAAATAGTCCATATCATTGCCTAACACTACCTGTATTTCATTCTGGGCATTCATCTCCATTAAATCGGCATCCGCTTCTCCTTTGCTGAACCGGACTTCATAGCCTTTCTCTTTTGCCATCCGGACGAACTGCTCTCTGAGTTCCCTGTAAACCGCCCACGATTCACTTTCATATTGAAGTACTTTTGATTCAAGAACAGCACGCGCATCAGTCGTAAGATCATGTGATGATGGCTCCAGTAAGAAAGCTTTAAGAGCAATAGCCTGTGTATAGGCTGCTTTTCTCTGATTCTTTCGTAATTGAAGCTCTTGTTGTTTTTCTACCGGAGGAATACCATCCACAATAAAGATAGGCGTATGCCTACCATTAAAACAAAGTGTTTGTATAAATGTAAAGAGTTCTGTTAGATTCTCCTTGTATTTATAAAAGAGTGCATAGGTATCAATACCAATGACGAGAGGTTCTTCTGACTCGGGATGAATGGGTACAGCATAGCATTTGATACATGAATATAAACCACGTATTCCCATGTAGCGCTTTTTTTACAGATACAGTAAACTAAGATAAATCAATTTTCAGTTTAAGGGCAGAGCGTAATATGTGTAAACCGCAGAGACTTTGAACTGAATGAGCGCGGTGCCGGTAAATGAATTCGCAGTTGATTTAAGATTATTTCTCTAGCAATAGTGTATCGCCAAGCATAGTTATTTGGTCCTTGAACAGCATGATTGCGTCGTAGAAACTCGTTCTGATCTGCAATCCATTGAGTCTGAAATTTCCAAAGCCGTTCAGCCTTTTGTAAGGATCCTTCAGACTTAATTGCGACGAGAAATATCTCAGCCCATGTTTCTGTTCTTGCCTCGCGCATAACGAGCGACTCAGACTGATCATCCAAGCAAGCAGCATGAGACATTTCATGGAGAAGAACACGAGTTGCTTCTTCTCTTCTGTAAATTACGATGGCAGATGATGTACAGGGTATTGTATATCCGCCGTTAATGTGTGCTGGACCGACTTCAAGACCTCGTTCGGGAGCCGTTCGTTTTAATTCAGATGGAAACCAAAAGATACGCCACTGTGTACCGTCATTAGGTTTTCCATACCATTGAAATACACGAGTCCATGTAGACCAATCAGGTTCTACCTTTTTACTTTTGTGCTGAATCCATAAGACTCGTGCTAAAGGGCATTGTTTACAGCGCATAACTGAGCGTCCTTCATCTAAATCCTTCCATACTGATGCGCGTAAAAGCAAAGGATCAAATACACTTTCATCCGTCTGTCTTTTGAACTCCTCCACGTCGTTTTGCAGCGGGCTGTCGTTTTGCCACTGTAACGGTGGTAATTGGAATAGGAGTTGGGCTTGGATCACACATGTCTGAACCAGAGGGTTCATTCTCTACAGTAGCTGAAGACAAAGACTCTCGTAAATTTAGAAACATCATCTCCCATAGAAGTGGTATCCGATAACTTGGTATCGTTTGACCTGCTGCAGTCGCTTCCTGTCTCGCTAACACGTCTAGAGCTCGTAGGCGCTTCTCTTCTGATATCGGGAGTAAGAGAAGAACATCAAGTAAAATATGAATGGCTTCAACCCATCGCAAATTTCGCATTAAACATTCATAAAGAAAAGCACGAATTTGCGTCGTCTCTGATAAGACAGGAGGACCCAATGAAGACCACTGTAGCAACTTTAAGCGAAAAATATCAGCCCATGTAGGAAGAAGAGAATTTGCTAGAGAAAGCTTATAATTTTCTAATGCTCGATCGCTGCCGCCAACTGGTATCTCCAAAAAATAGTCATTTAGTCTTACAGGAATCGGCATCTCTGATGTAAACCATACTGAGACATCTCTGCCACATTCTTCAAGTAAAGAGTGTAAAAGGAAACATGATTCCGTACTCAGAAGGTGCGCATGGTAAAAGACAATAATCCGTGAACCACGACCCTGATGCCCAGCAAGAACTTGTGAGCCGCTGCCCCAGCGTTGTAGAATGGGTCGAAGGTAAATCTTGTCTTGCATTGACATGCGCGCAATGTCAAACCCGACGTGTATGTAAGAGAATTCATAAGGAATTGCGTTCTTTTCAGACGTGGGACCGGCATCATCCTCTTCGTCGGCTGTTGTAGAAATTTCTGTACCGTCACCCTTTGAATTCTGTACATGAAAGAGTTTCTTCTGGATTGTGAACGGCATACCTCTCAGCCTAGCAATTTGTTGTAAACCTTGTACAAGTTGTGTTCTTTTACCTGTGCCTGATTGACCTCTCCAGGATATATTAAGGGAATCCATTGATCTACACTTAGGTGGCGACTTCGGTTTATATAGCTTGGGGGTTAAACAACTATATCCAAGTTGAAAACAATGGAGTGGGCGGTCCCTTTACAAAAAATAGACGTAAATAAAATAAATGTCGGTCAAATCCGATACGGAGATAAACCTTTAGCACCCCTTGCATATTACGATGGACCAATTCATCTTCCATCTGTAAATATATTGCTTCCTGCACTTCTTGTTAAGGATTACGATCCGCAAACAGGAAGACTTAAGTTAGCTATTCAAGATAAATCAGATGTATTACATATACTAAGCTCAATTCAAGAAACACTTCTGAAAATTGTCTTTATGAAGCAGACTGAATGGTTTCCTGGTTCTCGAAAGACATCAGAAGAACTTCATGTGTTTTTTCAACCGTTTGTAGAAAATAACATCATCAATTTATATTGTCCATCGAGCTGTACAGGAAATATAAGTATTCCTATTTGGAAAAACGGAAACTGGTTACGAGGAGTGAGTCCAGGTATGTTTATAAAAGGTGATACTATACGCGTCGGTCTTCGCATACAAGGTATCTCATTTCAGCAGAATCAAGAAGCAGATCTATGGACCGGACGATTCCGTCTTCAACATAAGATTCTACAGGTATTCTGTTGCGCAAAATCATGATTGCGTCAAGACTGCTATACTTACAGCCATAATGCTCAAAAATAGATTGAATGTCATCATTATAATTGTGAAAGGAACAAAAGAGGCACTACTCGTTTGTATGTAGTAATAAAACAGAATACCTAAGAAAATAGCCGTAAGTAAGTTGACTGTTGTTAGAATCGCAACATGCTTTTGTAATTCATTACGGCTATTTTGATTACCTGATGACGAGTAGCCAATATATCCGACACTTGTCGCGACTGAAGCTAGGACTACAAAAATAAGTATGTAGGGAAGTAGTTCTTTGATATCCATCTACTTAGAGTTTTGATAAAGATTAGGTAAATTACGTTAGAGGTTTCTGAAAGTTACTATTTCGTGCCGGCAATACATTCCCCATATTTTTAGGTCCTGACATACTATTAACCTGTTTCGTCACAGAATCTAGTGACATCGATTGTGAATCATTCATTGTAAATAATATATAGAGACCAAAGCCAATTACAATCATAAACATCGGAGCAAAGATATATCTCCAATAATTCTGTTGATCGATCTTTTTAGGGGCAGGGTCAGCCATTCTCTCATCTTAGAGTAGAAAGATGGGAAAGACTAGAAAAAATAAACAAAGAAAAACAATACCGCCTCCAGGACCATGTCAGTGCCACCCTCGTGTCGGCTCATCACGTCCTTCCTATGGATGTTTACCTCCAGATGTCTTACATAACATTGCGCAAAAGGCAGGTGTAAAAACTCAGGGGAAACAGCCTGAACAGATTCGGAGAGATCTGGAACATAAATTTAAGGTGTCGGAAGGTGCCGAATACAGTTTTTTAGCAGCAGCGCCCATTAGTCCGACTGAACGAAGCAACTATCAAGAACACTATTTGCGCCCCAAAATGCCAGATGAATGGAAGAAAGACCCCGATCAATGGCTAGACAGCACAAATATTGAAAAGGTTATGAAACAATATGAGGAAATGGATCCCAAATTCGAATTTATGGGTCCTTTCCCTATTGATTTTGCAGCGCCCGATCCGTACAAAGGAGGCGGCAAGTGTCTCATCCAGGAAATGTGTAGTATGCGAATCACAGAATCACTTAAGAAAGGAATTCAAAAGATCGGTATTATTTACAATCTGGATCCACACTACAAAGGCGGCAGCCACTGGATCGCCAACTTTATCGATATTCCAGCACACAGGTGCTACTATTTCGACTCCTATGGAATGAAACCACCGAAGCAAATCGCAACGTTCATGAAATGGTTAACCACACAAGATTCTTCTCTACGACTCGCCTTCAATGCGCGCCGCTTTCAGTTTAACGGTTCAGAATGCGGAATGTATTCCTTGTATTTTATTATCCAAATGTTAGCTGGTGATAACTTCCGGAAATTTTGTCGGAGAGCACCCCGAGATTCTGCCATGCTTGATTTGCGGGATTGTCTCTTTTCTACATAAAAACAAATGGCGCGTAGTGTCCTAAAATGAAATCCCTGTACTCTCAATAGAATGTCGTCAGTACAAGGGTTTACCAATCCTCAAAATGAAAAGATGCTGAATAGTTTACTTTACCAGGACTTTCAGCGTCGCCTGGGAGGTGATTTAACTGAAAAGCAGAAAGAACGCCTCGTAAAGACTATTCGGCACTATATGAATGAGATTAATCAAGCACTTCCCCAAGCCGCTGTTCAATTGAAAAATAAGGAAGTCTTGACTGCAGTCGTTCCCGATTTTCTCTCCTATGTTCGCCGTAGCCAAGTGACTGTACAACAAGAAGATGAGACAATGCGCCAAGATATTAGTACTCGTTTCTCTCAGTTACAGAATGAGCGGAATCCGAAGAAACCTGCTGTTCCAGCGCCGCCCGATTTTCGTATTCCTCTCGACAATGAAGAACCTGTATCCATGAGCATTTTTGCGCAAATTAAGAAACAGAGAGAGGAAGAAGCACAGCAATCTGATGAAATGCTGAAGTCACGCATTAATGCTGATCAGAACTATAATTCTATGCAGGGACAGGCACAAGCGCAGGATCAACTTGTACTCTCAACACGCGAAACATCGCGCATGACTGCGCAAAGAGAATCTGCGTCCGAACTGGCTTCTCGTATGATTGCTCCCGATCCTCGTCGTATTTTTATGAAGGATGTACTCGATGGTAATCCCGCCGGTCAGCAAAATCAAGGAACTTCTCTAGAAAGTTTACTACGTCCTTCTTCCTATGATGCTGACAATAGCGCTGCCGGTAATGCCACACTCGCGCTTCCTTCTGCTAGAACAACGAGACCTCCAAGACCCCAGGATATTATCATCCCTCAAGATGATGTGTTAACCTACAAGGAGAATGAATACAACTTGTTCATGTATAGTGCAGATCGCGACTGGTTATCTGGAAACCCGACACTTCAAAACAGATACAATTTCACTGTAAATTTTGATCCCGCAAACAATCGGGCTGGGCAACTCTTCGGTGTTAATGCTGCGGCATCAATCAAGTTCAAGAATATTACACGAATTGAATTCGTTAAGGCGATCTTGCCGGTTGAAGGTCTTGATTACCTTTTGAGAAAGAATGCCGCTTCAACGGCAGCCGTAAACTATGATGTTTCACTCAATGTAAATATTCTGAGCTTCCCCTATTTGAACTTGTATGTAAAGGAACTTGATACAAACAGTTACGGCACCGACTATAATTTTGAGCGCGCCTTCGGTGTTCTTCAATATGATGCCAACTGGATCTCTGACAACACCGTTGTAACGAAGGGTGGATATCTTGCGATGATTCCCAAGTTCTTAAAGTGCCAGAAGGTTTACACGCCAACTCCCTTGTCTACACTTCAGAAGCTCACTCTCAGATTGGAGAGACCTGACGGAAATCTCGTAAGTGATGTTCAGGATACACTGGATATCAGCGGTGTGTTTTCATCAAGTGGATCGAGTGGAGCATATATGGCTCCTCTGGGTGGTGCCTACACGGCAAATATATCAGGCACTAAATACGCCGACGCCAGTGCAAATTATATCTGGCTAGAAACGTCTTCTTATTTCAGTCGCTTCTCTGTGGCACAGGGTGACCGTATTCGCTTACGCGGCTTAACCTTTCCTAGCACGTATTCAGGCGATGCAGGAGCATTAGCTGACCTACTCAATTGGTTAAATACAACAGATCATCTTGTTATTGGAACCGCGTGGTCAAATCGTGTTATCAATACAGTCCATTACAAAGACGGCTGGAACCAAGTTGGATATAGCAAATACATTATTATACAAACACGAATGAACGATCCAACTACGGGAAGTGTTACACCCGTTAATTTTGGCTCTCTGACATCATCAACAAATACTACATTCTTATCGAAACTATGTGGTAATACACTTACGGCGGGTCGTCTTCTCAATTTGAGTCATCAAACACACTTTGTCTTCCGTATAATCACTCGTGATATGGATTCTACGAGTCGTCTCCGTCCTGACAATTTGTAGTTCTACAATTAGAGAGAATAGGATGGACCACATAAAAGGAGTCCTCGGACTCACAGCGCTCACAGCATCATCGCTTGCTTTTTTGTTTTTTCTGAAAACACAAAAGGAAAAGACGAGAAAAGAAGGATTTGACGACCCTGTGCCTGGTCTCGAGGGTGATCAGCGATCAGGGCAATCAAGCTACAATCCTCTTTCACAAATGCTCAATCCGTTTGCAAATGGTCTTTTAGCAGCCGGCTCCGATAATGCTACACAAGAGAAAGCTCTCAAGGACGCGAAATTGGCGTTCGGCGGATCAAAGTCCGACTATGTAGCTGGAAATAAAGAGGTTCTCCAGACCTCCGTTTCAAAATATTTCATGCAGCCCCGAACGGATCCGAAAAACGGAATCATAGATACAATTGATTTTTGTAAAAAGAACGGCTCTTCTGATAATCCTTTTTCAAATGAACGTTTTGCCGCTAATTGTGGTGTATGTCTAATGGACGGAACAGATGAAGAAGGAAATCGTTTTGAAAAAGGACAACGTGGTCTCTTCTTATATCCGAAGGAGAAAGAGGCAGCCGTGACAGAAAAAACAGAAAAGGCTCTAACATTTATCAAGGTAAAACCCAGTTTAGCAAGCTGTTCCTCGGCGCCCGACCAGCCTGTCTTTGCCACGAATGCTAACGATTTACGCCAATTCAAAGAAAGAATGCGCTGCCAGAAAGATAAGTCAGCCGGTCTTGACACTGGATGTGGTATCTGTATGGGTACAACTACATATACATATGTAGATTCTACGTCTGATAAAGTTCCCATTTCTCTCATTCTGAGAGGCAGAGGAATGCTCACAGCGACTGTCGCCGGAAAACAACTCGGCGACGCAACTAAATTAAGTGATAGTACAAATACAGTTATTGATATTCCAGCAACAGATCCTGAAAATTCTTCCTTTGAATTGGCAGTAAGTCCCGAAAAAGAGAAAGATCCCTACCCCTACATTTATGGTTATCTCGATGCGAAATTACCTAACTCAGGTAAATATCAGATCTCAATCCATAAGATTGCTACATCTGACGTTGAGACAAGTTCTAGACCGCGTTTCTTAGCAGGATCATATGTATTTCCTACAATTACCGTCAGTAAACTCAGAACTGGCGCGGGAAAAACACAGATGCGACTCTCAGGCGTCATTCCGTTCACTTTCTTAGAATCCGACCAGTTTGCCACGTTCGATTGTAGAACCGCGCCTTTCCAGACAAAGCTTGCGTCACTCACAGCCTTTTCAGCCGATCCATGTACTGGGACTGGTGTTGGTCCTGGAAACTATCCTGACGATTGTTTACAGCAGAGAATTCTCGATGCAGGATGTACAAATTCCGGAACACTCTACCAGAATCCTGCGCAACTGAATGTGTCTGGCGGACAAGCGCAAAACCTGGATCAAATCACAGCCTTATTAACGACGATTCAGAGTCTTGATCGCGTGACGACTCTTGCGTCAGCACAATGTTCCGGAAGTTTGCCGCCGACTCCCTGTGAAGAGGCACTCAAAGATGGAACAAAACCTATATCAGCCGAATGTCTCAACTATTTATACTTGAATAAAGGTACACAGGACGCGCGTATTGGTCCGTCATATAGTGGAAACGCGAATTATTCGAGCAAAGATATTCTCGGAAATCTGACCTTTTGTATACCGTCTGGAAAACTCAGTCCTCTTGCAACAAATGGCGCACCCAATACAGATGCAGTCAGTAAGTTACAGGCGAAAGGTTTACAAGGTGGAATTCAGGCAGTCCAGGCTTTCCTCAATCAACAATTTACAATGGCTGTTGACCCCAGTAAACAACCGACAGATCCTTCGAGAAAAGCGGCGATCGAAGATTGCTTTCTCAAGGTTGAAAATTTGCCGGCACCGTCTTTAGCACCGCCCCCGTCACCGCAAACACTCGTTGTACCCGGTAATGCGCCGGCAAACATGTCGACGGCTGGCTTATCAATCCTTGGTTCTATCTCGGGCGCTGACGATTATTTTGCCACGTTTACAACGATGCCTTTCAACTTTTTCGGAACGACATATACAACGGCTTATTGGGCTACAAACCATGTAATTGGTTTCGGAGCACCGCAATCAAGTTACTACTGGCTCGATCCGACCTACGGAAAGGGATTCTTGCTCGGTCAATATGACAGACGCACAACAACATGCCATGTATCTCCTGTACAGAATGTTCAGGGTGTAAGTATAGTCAACATAGTCTATTATGGACAGAATTTCTGGAGTGACGGACAAGCAAATGTTCTTCAATGGCAAATGCGACTCATCAAAAGCGCAACAAATCAGTATATTGAAGTCAGAACAAAGACTGCAACAGCAACTGCAGGATTATGGAATGTGAGCGACGGCTCGAGCTGGATGAATACGTTCCCCAATGGATTTAATTCAGTGGCGGGTCAGAGTTTTGTCTTATCAAGTGACTCTGCCGGCGGCGCATGGACCTTTACAAATAATTCATATGTCAATGTGGGCGTATGAAGTGTAGAATGATTTCTAAGTGATATAGCAGAGCAAGGAGAATGTTTAATTCCCTTTACAATGCTATAAAAGAACCTTTTGATGCCGCTGATGATCAGTCGGCATTTTTCAAGGAACAGCAAAATGCCTATCAGCAAAAACGAATTTTGCCTAATAAAATTTCGGACGCAGCACCATTTATTCAACAAAATCTCGGAACAGCAAATGACGCACTCCGAATGACAGATCCTTACACGGGTAAGGTTTCTGTGCCATTCAATGATTCTATTCTTACAAACATGCTCCAAGGATCTCCGGCTCAAAGTCCGCGTGTAGAGGAATGTAGACGTTACACAGGTTTATCAGGTCTTGAGCAAATCATTTTGGAGACGAGTGCCAATCCGAGTTCTCCTCTTCGCTGTGGATTCCGGTATAAGAAATCGTCTGGACTTGTTCCCGAAGTTGCGCAAGGTGCTTATGGAACACCTCAAGGACCGTTAATGAACCAGGTTGATTCACCTGATGCTTTAGGTAATGGTGTTGTGTGGTTCTGGGATCTCCAGAAGGCGAAGAAACAACTCTTGAGAGATAGTTGTGCATCTCTTACAACATGTACATCTCTTACCACTCTCCCATCTATACAAAATGGTCTCTTCGTTGGGAAAATTGGCTTTTGTAAAACGTCTCAAAAGTTTATTCCTATTACGACTGCCTATGGTCAGTTGAAGGCGGCATATCCTGATGACCCAACTCTCGGTTGCTCTTCTGCACAAATTGCGACCACTCTCGGGCAATGTACAATGAACGAAGGATTTACCGATACGTCTGAATTAGATGCGACATGTCTCCAGGCTGGCGGAGGCACACTGACTCGTGATTGTCTCCTGAGAGCTGTTCAAATGGCTGGATGTAGTGATCAAGGTACATTGTATATGTCCCTCCAATCAGCTGCGCCAACTGGTCGTTATGATACGACTCTAAGAACAAAAAAATCGTTCCAGGATTATCAGTCGCAACAGGGTTCAGCGCGCATTACACAGAACCTATTTCAGGCGGATCAGGGCTCTATGAATGTTGCCTTGTCCGAAGTAGGAAAAGTGAAGAGTGCTATACAATCCTCCCCGTCCAAGGCGATACGGACGGCGGCAGATGATCTCTGCACGCGTGCCGGTATCTATGACACATACGATTTCTGTGGAGATATTCCTGGCACATCACTCTTATCGGCGATTGATTTTTCATGCGTGAAATCTTACTGGGAGAACAAGAATGGAAAGAAGGAAGGCACTTTGTATCCTGGGACACTTGCAGCTATACCTGGGCTCGGCAATCCTAGGACATGGGCTGAGTACAAAAACGCGGTTGATATTTTGGAACAACAGACACGTAGTACAAATGGCGCAGTACAACAAGATGCGCTTCTCAAATTCATGGGTATCCAGCCTGGTCCGCCTGTAGCCGTTCAGGTCCCCATCGATGATACAACCATGGGTGTAGAAACAATCTGGTTTGACAAGGCAGTTACAAATCCGCAGATAGGTCAAGTCTTCTGCATTCTGGGGCGTCGCATTGCACTCGGTAGTAAGGGTAAGGGTTTACCAGATATTCCTCTCTCTTCCGGACCTATTCCACCAACTGGTTTAACACAGAATGTTGGCTGTATTTCTTTCTTTGATTTCCGTTTACCTCAAGTTCCTACAGATTACAGAATCTTCTTACAAACTGTGTCAAAAGATGGATTCCGTTTCGCCGTAAATCACGTTATAACAGATTTAGGAACAACAGATAATACATTCTCTCGTTTTACGGATCACGCACCTACAACGTTCAATAACTTAAATACAAGCGGGCTTCTAGTAAAACGCAATCAACCTAATATATTTACGGTTGAGTATTACGCAGGGACAGGTGCCCATCAGTTTCAAAATAGTATTACATTTAAACCGGATACTGATGCCGGTCAAATGAGTCCTATGACTCCATTTTACGATGATAGAGGAAACATAAATAGAGATTTAGCTATGCTTAGTATCTTAGTACAAGAATCAACGGCACCTTACATTGCTATCGAAGTCTGTAAGCGTCAGGCACCGTCGACGGCTGCGTTTTCCTTATACGCAAACCAAGTTGCTTTTCAAGAACGTCGCATACATAGCCGCGGCTTAGAAATCCAGAAAAATGGTAACCCCTCCTTTTGGACAAGTAGCAGTGACAGAGCAACCGTTCCTGGTTCACTCGGTTATACACGCTTGAATGATGGCGACACATTCACATCCTATTCTAAAATTGCGTTCCAAGCTCTACAAACAATTACAATCTGTTTCCGCGTGCCGCAGACATTTCAGACAACTATGAATCTCTTTTCATGGGTCAATCTCGAACGCGGATACTCGTCGCGCATTGGATACACAGTCAATATTCTTGCTAATGGCTCTATACAGATAGAAGTTAAGGGGCAACAGGGGACAACAACGCAGATCTACCCGTCTCAACTCCAAATGGGCTCTGCGGCACCCTGGTACTTGTTTATCATGCGATTTGATCAATTCCAAGGAAATACACAGGGTCTCAGCGTAGTTGTAGAGAAGTGCTCTACACTACAAAACACAGGTTCTCTACCTATGAATGGAACAACAACTATTGCAAAGACTTACTCAGAACCCTACTTTTTCTCAGATTATCTAACAAGTTCTCAGCAGAGAGGCGAACTTCGCTTTGGTGGTGTCGGCGCCTTGGACCTCGCCTGGTTCCACGGATTTGACTATAAGATTGAAGAAGGTGAACAATTAAAGAGAGAAGCGCGAGCTGGTTGGATACGGACATGGTATGAACCTGATTTATAATGCGCCAAACATATGATTCTAAAACCATCTTCTAAAGAAAGAACATGGTTTTAGAAAAAGTGGATCAAATATTTTTACTTGCAAATTCCCGAAGAGAACCTGAACGACTTAATCGTCTCTTGCCTCATTTATTGGAACGCGGTATCCCTAAAGATAAAATTACAATGAGCGGTCCCACATGGGGCGACGAGTTAACATCCGAAGAGATTTTTCAGTATTATGATCCGTTCTGTAGAAAAGAACTGCCCATTTTTACATTTAAAGCGCGCTGCCTATCCCGTGGTGAAATCTCACTTGTTCTCAACTTTATTTGGGGCGCACAGGAAGCCTGTAAGCGTGGTTATAAGACAGTCGTCTTTCTAGAATCGGATGTATTTTTACGCGACGATTTTATTTCTCGTCTGGATGCGCTTATTGCGCAACCAGTTGACTGGGATTATATAAGTTTAGGTGAAGGAGTACGGACACGTCCCCCGAACTGCGATATCAGTCAGTTCGGTCCTACTAAGCTCTATGAGCCACCGCATCAATTTGTCTATCGGTGTACAGATTCAATGGTCTTTAAAGTATCGTATTTACAACGTATTTTACAGACAATGCGTCCATTTCGCGAATGTCTAGACTGGGAACTTAATATTCAGAACATGCATCATAAAGGTATCTCTTTGTGGGCAGATCCGCCCCTTGTAGAACAAGGAACATGTTGTGGACGCCTAGAAACAACATTAACATCTTAGCCTTAGAATAGAATGGATTCTACCACAGGCGGTGTCCTGGGTATACTAGGATTTCTAATATCTGGCGGAGGAGCAATTTATGCCGCAATCAATCATAAAAAAATTCGTTTTAAGTGTTGCGGACAAGATATTGACATGTCAGTTGATATAGATGAAACGAAGCCAAAAGTAAAAGCAAAAAACAAATCAAAAAAAAAGAGTGGTGAAAGTGAGAGTAAGCGCAATGAGGAAAGTCCACCTGAACAATCGCCTGAGCAATCACCTGAGCAATCACCTGAAGATACAGAGGAAGAGGTCGTTGTTGTACCTGTAAAAAAACCAGTTAAAAAGATAGTTCCAGCTGCGCCAATGCTACCGCCCATTAGAGGACAACGATCATCAAAAGTTGCCAATTATGATAGCTAGATAAGTTTTGCGGTTTCAGGTTTCTTCTTCCCTGTAACCGGATCAGCCTCCACAGTTCCAACACGACTTTCAAGCTTCATCTCCTGGTCAGCAACTTCATACATATCAAAACGTACAACCTTGCCCGTCCCAGGATCTGTGAACGGCACAAGTTTGAGAGGACGACCCTTCAGTCTGACAATTTCGAATTTTTTCGGTGCCGCCACTGAAGGCTGTAAGAAGCGACTCTCTTCAATATCATCCTTTAAAATTGGATTGTACATGAAATCACCTACCGTGAATTTCTGACACACGAAGCTACCGTCATAATTTTCATTCAAGTTCAATTCACAATCAACTGATGCTGACTTCATTGTCTTTTGTAGATTATCTATAACCGTCTTTTTACGCTGACTGACAACATAGAGGCGCTCGTCACTCGTCATTGTATAGTGTGTGGCTCCCTCAGGCACTTTTAGTCCAGCTCTTTCTGCGTCCTCTCTCGAGAGCGCATCCTTGTTTGTGATTGTTTCAGCAATCTTGAATTCACCGTCTCTAGCTTTCTGTGCCTCTGGACCAAATACAGAAATATATGTAAAGATTTCAACGTTACGTTCTTCGGGCGCCAAATCCATGTGTGAACAGATACGAACAGCACGCCCCTTAACTTGAGCCATACGCACCTCGTTCCAGTAGGGTTCCATGATATGAACTGCACGAACATTCTTGAGCGAGAGACCTTCAGCGCCTGCGCTCGTAATACAGAAGAGACGACAGAGTTTTCCTAACTTGTTGTCAAGGAGATCTTCCGTTTGTCCAAATCCAGCCTTTCTTAAGACACTTATCATCGAATCAGGAAGCTCAGAAAACTTCGCGTTAAATATATTCACAGCATACTTACGTACAACTTCTGACTCGCCTCCTGTAAATTGTATATAACGATTGACTGTCTTTCCAGGTGCAAAAGACTGAATTGTTTCCTCTGAGAATCGCGGTCCCTCTGGACCAGTGACATCAATCTTAATCGGAACCCAGCCGTTCGCTCGTAAGCAAATTGTAAAAATACCAATGCCCTCCATATCTAAGAACTGACTGTAGACTAAACTGCTTCCTTGTGCAGCATTGATATTGGTAATAATCTCGGCGTATTTTGGGCTGATTTTTCTCAAACCGTTCTCACCCTCCAGTTTCAGGTATTCAGGTGTATATTCAAGTAAACATTGCTTACAGCGCCTGATTGCTTCACCGTATGTCTCGCCCGGTTGTATATCAGCCTTACAACGGAGTTCTTGTTTCTGTTTTTCAACTGTTGATGTTACGGCTACTGCTTTTGGTTGCGGTTGCGCCAACAAAATACCCGCTCTCCGTATCTCTTCATCAAACTTCAGAGTCTCAAGTGTACGCGTGATCTCTTCTTCCGATTTAGCTTCCTTCTGAAGTCTGGCGCGCTCATCTGAAATAAAAGCTTCAAATGCCTCCTTATCAACCTCATCATCTTCATCGTCTGCTGCCTCAGCATCAGCTTCATCATCTAAGACAGATTTAGAATCCTCGTCATCCTCAAACGTTTCTAGAACGGCAGTGTCACTAAAAATATCACGATCACGCCCAACTTCTTCGGTGACTTCTCTGAGGTCACGCGGTCTCGGTCTATTCACGCCAGGCGGAAAAGAAAAATTACAGGCTTGACGGCTGCCCATACGATAGTTGTTCGTCTGTTTAGCGTTCTTAATGTCGTATATTTCAGCCCATAAACCCGAGAGTTGCCCAGCTTGACTATCTTCGCCCTTCTTTTTCTTTTGCTTCTCCTCTATACCAATCTCTTCAAGACGCACCTGACTGTATTTCTCTTGCGCGTACGATGAGAGGGGAACACGGACAACTTCGTCCTTGGTAACCTCGGGCATGAGATCTTTGCGCGCACCCTTGTAATATGAGATTAATCCTGACAGCCGTTTTACAAGAACAAGTTGATTTTTTACAGTGACGTAATCTTTCTCCAAAAAGTTCTCTGCAAACTGATCTCCGAATGGTGGAAGAAGCGACTCTGATTTTACTTGAAGTTCCCCTTGAACACCAAGCGCATCTTTGAATGATTTTATGCGCTCATCTAGTGTAATTTGAGGCTCTGACATCGGAATTCTTTCCACGCCTTCTTTGCCTGTGACTTTTCTAATTCCTTCAGGTAGTGTTGTAAACATGAATTTTACACCATTGTCGTCGACTTTGGCTTTTATAAAATCAACATAGGGATTCAGTTTTGCGGCTTTTTCCACCTGTTTTGCCCGTTTTTCTTCATCTTCACTCGTCTTAGCTCTTGGCAATCTGCCTTCAGCAACATGAACATATCCATGTAAAATATTGGCTAAGATTCCAAGTTCTTCCGGAAAGTTGATCAGGGGTGTGCCACTCAGACCAATGATTTTTGAATTTTTCGCACCGATAAGAAGTCTGTAAAGTAAATATCCGCGCTTGTAATTCATGGATCTGCCGCATAGACTCGGCTTCCATTTTCCAGGCATAATTGGCTCAGGTTGAATCTTTCTCTTGGCGCCAGGGAGATTCAATAGATAGGGATCAATAGTGCCTTGCATGAGACGAGTTAGATTGTGTATTTCGTCGACGACGATGACGGCACCATCAAAAGGATTTTTTTCAGCACAGGCAATCTCTTTCAGTTTATTCGCTGTGATACCATTGTAATTAATGAACCAGATTAGACCGTCGCGCGGTTTCTTGGGATCCGGGTCAAAAATGAGGATAGCGCTGATTTGTTCTCTGATTTCAGATTGTTCCTGGGATGAAAGTTGCTTGTAATTGGGATCTTTCTTGGAGAAATCAGGGACCCAGATACGTTGCGCTTTTTTCAAATGGAGCGCGGGAATTTTTAGGACGGTTCTTGCAAAATTGTATTCCATTGATTGCGTGCTCTTTTCTGGGAGTTCAAAGGCTGTCCAATGATTCTGAAGTCTGTAATACTGAAATCCGCAAAATGTAATCTCGTTGATAAAATTCTTGCGCAAACTGAAGGGCGTCATGACAATGATTTTCCGATTTGATGTGGAAAAAAGTGCTTCGGAGGCGGCGATTGCCGTACATGTTTTACCTGAGCCGAGACCGTGATACACAAGAACGCCACGATAGGGGCTTTCCCAGCGCATATAGTCGCGGACGAACTCTTGATATTGGTAGATCTCGGCTTTCTGTGCTCCACCGGCACCAAGTTTCTTACAGGCATCATAATCCGGTTTGGTGTCTGGCAACTTTAATTTGAATGAACTGTAGGTTTGACTAATGAAATCTGTAAATCCACGACGTGTTTGGGGTATAAATCCATCTTCAGGTAATGGCGTTGTATAGGGGCTGCGCGTCTCGAGGTCGCGAATGGCTTCGGCGAGTGATTCAAATTCGGTGCCTGTGAAGTCGGTAGGGTCTTTTACTGCTACTGCAGATCCGGGACTAGGACCAAGGGTTGCTATCTTTATAATGCGCTTCTTGGGTTGTACTGGAGCAAGCGGAGCTGCAGGCTCAAGCGGAGCAGGCTCAAGCGGAGCAGGCTCAGCAGTAAGAGCGACAGGCTCAGCAGCAAGAGCGACAGGCTCAGCAGCAAGAGCAAGAGCGAGAGGCTTTACAGAAGCAATTGGAACAGGCTTAGCAACAGCTTGAGCACTCTTTTTCCCAAACAATCCCCTGACAACTGTTACAACAGGTTCAGCCGAACTCGGTTTCATGTCCAACTGCTCTGCATCAAATGTCGGTAAACTTGCCTCTGCGTCCGTGGCTTTTCTGATAGGAATTTTTGAAAAGCTCTTCGCCTTTGGTTTTTTCGGCTGTTCAGCCTGCGGGAGGGGAACGTCTGACATCTAGTTTGAAGAATGATTTTCTCCATCCTCATTTATCACAGTCTTCTGAAGTTCAATCAAAGCCAACCGACTTGCCTCTTGTTCAGCGATTTTCTTATTGCGTGCTGTTGACTTGGCTATAATAGATCCATCTATTCCAACAACACCCATTGTAAAAATTCTATCGTGTGGCGGACCAACAACTTCAACTTCCCTATATTTCGGTGGTTGATGGTAATGTGCCTGAAACCAACGAAGTACCTGATCCTTGTAATTTGTATCATTGCTAATCAGTTTCCTAAAATTTACATGTTTCTCAATAACTTTAATGAGAAAAGATCTTACAGCATTCCAACCTTGACCACACCGTATATCTTCATGCTCAAAGAGAGCACCGAGCCACGCTTCAAATAATGAGCCAAGAATCTCCAGATTCTCCCGTCCCTTACACACTTCCTCTACATGCCGACTAATAATCAAATACGGCGCCAAACCGATTCGTAAACTGAGTTCACCCAGTTCCTTGTTATTTACAATCCGTGTACGAATACGTGTAAAAAATCCTTCACCTTCACCCTTATAGCGCTTTGCCAAATAATAACCCACTATATTTCCAACAAATCCATCGCCAATAAATTCAAGTTCCTCATTGTCTGCATCTTTCAGAGGCAGACAGTTAGAAGGTCGTTCTGTCATTGTCATCTTTTCTCCCTTTTTTTCCCAGACATCTGAACGGTCCACATAAGATTTGTGAACACATGCGAGCTGAAAAATTTCAGGCTTTGCTACAATTCCAGACCAACCATACTTTGTAAGAATTGCTTCAATTGTCTCTTTTTCAATATCTTTGTTCCTTGGATTCCAAGGATTAAAGATCTTCTGAGCCTCTAATTCGGTCATTCTATACTGTCTTTGTAAAATATGTTTAGACATCTAATAAAAAATTGAACCCGTCATGTAAAATATTAATAGTTAGAAATGACCCGTTTTATCCGTGTTGCGAAGACAATTATTCATATCCCGAGTCTGGCAAATGTTACGATGGACACATCATGCTTCGGAGCTCCCCAACTGAATCTTCATTATCATGTACAGGGAAATAAGACTATTCAATATGGGTGGGGACAATGGGATCTCTGCGAAAAGGATCTTATCCGAATCAAGCAATCTATCCTTCTATGCGAGAAGGCACTTGAAAATATGCCGTTTACGGAAGTAAAGGATGTACAGCTTGAGGTGACGGAAACCCCAAATAAAATTTCGTAGATGTAGAATAGAGAAGGGCTATGTCCAATAATAATAATCCAGAAAACCCAGAAGAAAATGTTAATATTGAGAAAAAGCCTCAAAAAAAATCATTTGTTAATATTTTTAAAATGAAACGCATTCCAATCTTACAGGTAGATGTTGACTTAGGTATCAATCTGCCTAAAGGATTTAACATGAAATCACTAAAAAAGAAACTTGGTATTTTTGACGACGGTGATGTATCCTTAACGGGCAGAGAACTGATATCAGTTGCAGGAGAAACGATTTCTTTTGTCGAAAGTACTGGCTTAGAAAATCTAGAACCTACAATGCTTGATCTTTCAGGATTTATGGCAGTTTATATACCTAAAGATAATGAATTTACTAAAGGAAAAATAAGAACTCTTATAGAAACATACAAACGTATTTTTCCTTATACAAAGCTGGGAAAACCTCTTAATACATTTCTTCCTATCTGTAAAGAGGATGATAATACAACAAACTGGAACTTAATCAATCCCTTATTGAAAAGTCTAGAATACAGATTAGAAAAACTACGAACTGCTACTGTAGAGCAACGCTCTTTACCTAGCGATAGTGTTAATCTACGTAGCCAATTGGCGCAATTCAATAATTTGGATGAATTAATTACATCATTAAGAAAAAATGCTCATGATAACAACTGTATGAAGAAAGAAGAAGAAGAAGCAGAAAAGGTTGAGGAAGAAGATATTTCACTTCTCTTGCGAAAGTTTGCATTTCTTCTTCTTTTGCGCAAAGAAGATCGCGCAGTTGATAAAAAAAATCTTGTAAAACAATTGGAAGAAGAATTTCCAATTAAACTTGAAGAGTATGAGCCTGAAATGAGAAAACAAATTAGAAAGTTCTTAGATGAAACATCTCAAAAGACTAGGGGTGGCGGAGATATTGAAGATAATCTTGAAACCCTTGATACGGAAATGAACGAACTTTCGACTCTAATACAAGCCATTGAAGTCAAGGATAGTCCGACGAAAAAAGAGAAACGAGAACTAGTCAAAAAACAGAAAGAACTTAATTCTCTCTTCAAAAAACGTGTTGCCCTTGAAGAAACTCTTTCTGAATTAGAAAATAAGGGTGAATATACGATAGAAACAAAACAACTTCCTGATCTTGTTGATTCTATCTATCCCGAGCTTCAGAATTCAAAGTTTCTGAAGTTTGAGAAAGAGTTAAATGAAAAATTACGTCACTAGACTAGAATGCCCTCCGATACCGATGACAAAACTGAACGACCTACAAGAACCAATTTTGCCCTCAAAGCTAAATATGCTTTTTATTCAACGTTAGTCTTCTTTTTAATCGCAAATCCTGAAACGTATAAGCTAATGCAAAGAGCACTTGGTGGATTCTTTACAGTCGCATCAGAGACTGGCTGCCCCTCAACATACGGATTCTTTTTTCATACACTTCTCTTCTTCTTTGTTCTCTGGGGTCTCATGCTGTTTCCACGAGATTAAGAGAGAAGTTTTGTAAGTTGAGCCTCTTTCTTTTTGCTGTATGTAATTCCTTCATAGATTTCTTTGAACACATACATTTCTGCTAATGCATTACTTTCTAAAGGACTGTGTCCCTTAGAAAGTGCTGTGGCGTAGACGGATGCCGCTTGAAAGTCATGTTTCTTTTGCCAGCCTGGTATATCTTTATGTACTTGTGTATAGATTATAGGATATTGTATCCATACGCCGCTTCTAAATACACTCAAGGGTTTGCTCATTACTACTACGTAGGGGCTAAAGTTTAGGTCTGATATATATATAGAATGAATTTGTTAGGTTTTTTTTCACTTGCGATGGGTTTAGTTAGTCTTCGTGACTGTAGTAATGGAAAGGGACTTTTCACTATGATTTCACAGGGATTCAGTCCGAATCCTCCTGTTCCAGGACAGGATGTCACACTCTGGTTCTATTACGAAGTTCCCGACGGTCTCACTGTGGTAGATGGAACAGCGAAGTATTCTTTCTCATTTAACGGAATTCCTTTTAGTCCCACCGTCGACGATCTATGTACGCAGGTTGCCTGTCCGATAGTACCTGGTATCTATAATCTCAGCAGTACATCCGAGTTTCCTTCAGGGATCTCTGGAAAGATTGTAACAACCATTCAATGGTACAATGGAGGCGGTGCCCTTCTACTGTGTAGCGAATGGGCAGAGAAAATCTAGTCTATTAGAAATGAAAACGAATATGATTCTACTCTTTGTAGGACTAGTTGTAGTTCTTGTTGGTCTCCGGTATATGTGGCTGAATCGGGAGGGCTTTACAAGTACAAATACAAGCGCCGGCGCTGATATCTTTTCACTCTACTACGTTGACTGGTGCCCGCACTGTAAGACAGTCAAGCCTGAGTTTCAGGAGTTTGCCAAGAACGGATTTATTACGGTAGCCGGCAAAAATGTAAAGGTTCAGGCGGTCGAGTGCGAGAAGGAACCCGAGAAGGCGGCTGGTAAACCTATTAAGGGCTATCCGACAATTCTGCTCGAGAAGAGCACGGGGGAGACACTGGAGTACACGGGGGATCGCACGACTGAAGCGTACATGGAGTACTTGACTAAGCAGTATTCTTAAGGACGACCGGCATTAATGAGTGCAAGTGATGTACATGAATTTGACGGCTTGGGTAGATTTGTATTCATATCGAGTGGCGGGCAGACTGTCAGTACTCGTGGTCCTTGATACTCCGCGAAACGACGCGCGGGATCATTATAAGGCGCATAGTTATCCTGTGTTTGTTGCTGTAGATTCTTAATGCGTACACCTTCGGGAACTCCTCGTAAACTTTGTTGGGCTATAACCGTGGCTTTAATTGAGGTTATTACAGAACAGGAATCTATTTTATCTTGTAAGGCTGTGCTATTCGCAGGGACTTGTCTATTAGAAGAAGGCGGAGGACAACAAACTGTGGCTCTTGCTTTCGCTACAGCTGCCCTCGTTGCGCAAAGTTTTGCGTCTGCCAATATAGTATTGATACGACCACTTTCAAGGTTTCCGTAGTTGAGCGGCATTCTTACTTCGGGTCACGAAAAATTGATACAGTTATTTGTTTACGAATGTAGTATACAAATAAATGGACGGACAGGATTGGACACCCGTAATTGTTGGTAAGAAGAGTTATGCTTCAGCACTTAGTTCTAGCAATTCTGCTAAGGTTGCGCCCACACTTGTAAAGTCGAGCCATCAGGCACAGCATTTAGCAAAGGTGGAAGCAGCCGAAGCCCCTGTAAAGATGAAGACACTGGCACCCGAGGCACGTCAGAAGATTGTAGCGTATCGGACACTCAAGGAGATTACCCAGAAGCAGCTTGACCAGGCGTGCTGTTTTCCTGCCAATACCATGCGTGAACTTGAGAGTGGTCGCATGACTCCGTCAACGGGGCAGCTGAACACCTTGAATCGCTTTGTAGGGGGTGGTCTCAAACTGGTTTAGGAGACTGAAAAGCGCCATCAGTCTATAAGACTGAAAAGCGACGCAATGGCTTCACATGACGCAAACCTCTAAAAAAGTCGAGAGCCGCTTTTTTTCCAGCGCCAATAAGTTCCTGTTTTTCCTCTTCGCTCGCCTCAAAATTCCACGGTGGATAATCACCCTTCGGTACAAGAATGGTCCGTTCAGCGAAGATTGTCTCCGTTTCTCTGGCTCTCGGCATGTAATAACAGGCAAATATCTGCATGAAGAAAGATCCAATATCAGGAATTTCATCTACACTCGTATGATTGTAAGAAAAGGAGAGACCAATCGATTGAGCCTGCTCCTCTTTTGTAAGAAATGACATCGGATAATTGTTGATGACACCGCCATCGATTAGCATATGCCCTGTCTCCGGATCTTGAATTGGAATAAAATAAGCCGGAAGACACATCGACGCTTGAAGCGCCATTGTCAATTTCACAGTCGGGCTCTTTTCTTTACTAAATTCTCTGAAAGTGCATGTGCATAAATCCGTGGCATAGCAACGAAAGCTTGATTTTGTTTTCAGTTCTGCAAATGTTGTATCGGGATCTATTCCTCTCTGTTTCATTAATGAATGTAGAAAACGAAGGAGATTTTCTCTATCGTCAATACCAAAATTAGTTGGAAATTCCATCATTGTCTCTGGAGTTATACTCCGTATGAATTGGAAATCAAAGCCACATATAATCTGTTCTATTTCTTTCAGTGTATAGCCAATACAGAGACAGAAGGCAAACATCGCTCCAGCGGATACACCGACAAATTCCCTGATTCCTTTCAATAAACCACGCTCTTCAAGCACTTGGACAGCTCCAATGTGGGCTACGGCTCGCATGCCGCCCCCGCTTATCACCAGACGGCGCGGTGGTATTTCCATGTTATAAAATCTGAACATTTCTTTAAGGATGTCCACGTCGCAGGTTGAAGTTCCTAAATTGCTGCCCAAAGACCTGTTTCAGAAACGCATTAAACGAGACCAGGCACGGCTCAAAACCTATAACCAGATCCTAGAACAGATTTATAGCAGAGTCTATTCAACCTCACAAATGAATGGAAATGCCAATTATATTATGTACAATGTTCCTCCTTTTATCCTTGGTCTTCCCGCCATCGATATGGAAGATTGTATTGTCTATATTGTCTATATGTTGAGACAACATGGATATCAAGTACGTTTCACATATCCCAATTTACTTAATATCAGTTGGCGCCATCACGAAAAAGATTACCTTTTGACACAAAACCCAATTGTACAAGCTATGCTTCCTCCAGATGCAAAGAAAGCCCAAAAACAGAAAAGCAAAGTCAGTTTTCAGAGCTTGGAAGATCAAACAATGGCACGATCAGCCGAACAACCGCAAATTAGAAAAGCTATTGATTACGTGCCGCCGCCAGCCTTTGTACAGAGTATTCAGCGACCAGTGGCAGATAAAAAGGACACAATTCTTTCCGATCTGTGGAATTTTTCATAGATCCGAATAGGTAATGGATTCATATATCGTCATCGGATCGGAAATTGCTTTAGCGCTCTATCCGATCTTAATCAAAACCGTCCCTGTAAATCTTGCTACACAACTTGTGGCGAGATTTCTAGTGTATACCACCTTAGCATTCACGCTAGCAAGCCCCAAAGATATCAGTTCAACATGGCTAAGCGTTGACGGGGCTTCTCAAAGTATGCTTTATGGTCTTCTCACATTATTTCATGTTGGTGCTTCTTACTATTCATTTTCAAATCTACCCACCGGAACTGCAATGAGTCTTTTTTACACCTATCCGGTCTGGAATCTTCTCGGCGCCTATTTGCTCTTTGGTGAAACATTCAGCATGATGAATTTACTTCTTGTCTTTGTAGCTCTGTTTGGCGTATACCTAGTTTCAGCACAAACAAAGGACGATGATAAAAAAGAAGTTCATTGGCAAAGTGTTACCGCCGCCTTATTGGCTGCCATCACAGAAACTCTTATGTATTTAGTTGTCCGTGTAAAAAGTCCTTCGCCCTATTTTAGCATTTTACAACTCTATCCGGGTGGTCTTGTTGCTCTTCTAGCTGGAATACTTGTGACGGGCGAATCCATTGATATTTCATTGACTCATTGGCAGCCTCTCATTCTTTTCAATGTCTTTATCGGCTTCGTAGGATACTTCCTCCGTTTCTACGCCATACCTCGTGTAGATACTCTTGTCTTTACTCTACTATCATTGATTGGTGTTGTAGCATCCTATATGTGGGGTTTTGCATTCTTAAAAGAAATTCCCACTTCGACGGGAGTCTTAGGATCTCTTCTTATCTCTTTAGCAGCAGGACTCGCGAAGACTACATGAGTGAAGATGACACCTATATCGTTTATTTACTATGTACTAGCTCGGTACCGTATCAGACATATGTAGGCATGACGAATAATAAAGAGCGTCGTTTAAAACAACATAATGGTGTTTTAAGCGGCGGTGCTTCAGCGACGAAGCGTCGTCCTGGAGAATGGAAACGTGTGCTCTATGTTAGTGGCTTTCCTAACAAAGTAACTGCACTCCAATTTGAATGGGCGTGGAAATATTGGACACGGAAACAGGGCGAAGGGTCGCCGCTCGATAGGCGACAGCTGGCTCTAGAGGCTCTCATGAGCCAAGAGAGAGCCACGAGCAAAGCTCTTCCTTTCTCTTCATTTCCTCATCCGCTCGAAATTACTTATGAAGATTAGATAGAATGGATATAATTTGGAAGTTTGTAGCAATTGGTATAATTATAAGTATAATTATATCAACTGTATTTGGTATATATAGTAAAAGCACAGCTTCACCCTATACTCGCACACTGTTTGGTGTCTCCTCCAGTGATTTGATTTTTGGTTTAATGGTTTTAGTTATAGTTTCTACTTTTTTTGTTCTTTCTGTGGTTTCTTGTTTAATACGTGATCTAACATTTCCTACAAACAATCCTATTGAGTTTACGATTGAAACACTTGTAATAGGTATTGTTCCATCTCTAATAATTTTATTCATGACTGTATTAAGAGGATATTCAATTACTAATGTAACAATAGAACAATTCTTGGTCTTAGTAGTTAAATTTAGTTTATTACATATATTATTACAATTTAGTGGATTTTATAGCAGTTTATTTCCTCCTAAATAGTTGGAGGACAATCATAAAAGACTGCGTGTAGTCTTTTTGCTATCGCCGGTCCGAGTTTCCGCTTCTCTGAAATCTTTGTTTGTGCCAGAACTTCTTCCGATGCAGCAATAATTGCCTGAAAACTACCGAAACTTTTGAGTAAAGCTTCAGCAGTTTTGTCTGAAATACCTGAGCATTGCTGGAGCATGGCGGATGATAGATGTCCATCACGATTAACCTTTCGACTACTTGATAACAGTTCAGTGTAAGGAACTCCGCCCTCGGGACAAATGAAACATGTCGGGTCGTCAACTATCTGTTCTTCTAAAGTCTCTAATAGTTTTGCTGTATCTGTAATTGTCTCTGTCTGAAAAAGTGCTATATTGTACCGAAGTGCGAGACGAAGAAGAACTTTCCAGAGTGTCTTCTTGGGAGTTTTTACTGCAAGACTATCCAAGTCACCCTCAATAATATAGAGCGGTCTCGCACCATGTTCTTGACAATAGGATAATAGACGTGTTCTTTGTTCCCTGTAACGACCATCTTTAAGGCTTCCCTCTAGATCATTGACCTGCTTTCGTTCAACGCATACGCCACCTTTAGCAATATGTTCACCTGAAAGTCCGATCCAGACATCTCCGACTAGCAATTGCTTTGACTCGTGATTCGGTAATAATAAGCGAAGACCATTTTCTCTGATATCAAGTAACATTCCTACTCATATATTGTCGGCTAATTCTTTAGGAGGAAATGGCTATTGAATGGATTCCTATTACGTTTGCGGCAGTTATGGCAACGATTGACGTATTCATGTTATCTATCATCAAGATTGTTGGAACAAAGGCTAAGTACTTGAAATGGATGATCGTGCCTACAATCGTGTATGCAATTCAACCATGGATCTTTTTGTCTGCGCTCAAGTTTGAAACAATGACTGTTATGAATCTTACGTGGGATCTCATAAGCGATATTTTTGTAACAATCGTCGGCATATACTATTTCGGTGAAAAGCTCGGTCCTGTTAAGAGTTTGGGTGTATTCACTGCACTGATTTCAGTCGCATTACTTGCCTATGATGACGGAACTCGTGCGCTTAATACCATTCCTGGACCGGCTGCGTAGGCGCGAACATGCGCTCTAAGCCCGGTGTCCATCTCATATAGTCCCATTTACCTGTGCGCGTTGAGGAATTCGGACTGTAATAGGGATCTAGACCGGCGGCAGTATCACGAGCCTTCTGGGGAATAATAATGTTATCTTCACCAGCTGCTTCATTCGGTTTGTTTGATACTGGTGCTTCAGGTTCATCGCCTTCATAAATGATTTTTTCATCCTTTCGCCGTGTCCCCACGATTTCGTAGACGTTGTTATCTTTCTTAAGAACGTCCGCGATAAGACCCTTCTTATCATAAATCTTGCGTATTAACTCTTCCGCGTCATTAATATCATATTCTGTCGGCTTATCATTCGGCTTAGGATTGTAGGTCTGTAAGAGTTTACGTTCCTCCATCTCTAATGCTGATGTATCGGGGGGAGTCATATTAGAACCGTCCACTTCCTTGTAGGGATTTGATGTGGAGACCGGAGGAGCGTTCTCGTAGGCTTCCACTTGCTGTTTACGTCCCTCCTGGAACCGAGATGAACTCGGAGGTAGCCCCGACCAGTCTAGGGGATACTGCGCCGTCAGCTTATTGAGAGTCGCCTTGCTCACTTCTCTATCACCTTCATTCTGAAAGACTACATTGTACTCATAATCATCTACATCATTGATCGGGCGATTCAGATATGGCTTATCCGCCGGTTGCTCAAATTCTACAATTGTTCCTTTGCATTGCTTAACTTCCTTTTTAAGACTTTCACTGGGTTGAAAACCATCGCGAAGATAGTATTTCCCCGAAACATAGAGAAACAAATATCCAACAATGATCAATAGGAAAAAAATTGTATATGCATCCATTCCCTTCGGAATACTCTGATACAGGGATTGAAAAAAAGAAAGATGTAGACTAAATAGAATGGCTAAGACAAAGACAAGAACAAAGAGATCAAAGAGATCAAAGTCAAAGTCGATGAAAAAACTTGATGTTCGTAGTCTCAAGGATATTCCATTGCTGGAAGCTTTATTAAAGAAAGGTCCCATCGTAATTCTTGTTCACTGGGATCAATGCGGACATTGTCAACGATTTGACGAGAAAGTATGGAGTAAGGTCCCGAATTTATCTACAAACGCTATGAAAATGGTGGGTATTCATAAAGATATGTTAGAGAAAACAAGTTTAGCTAATGCGAAGATCGACGGCTATCCTAGTCTCTTACTTGCCGATAAAAATGGAGAGCTGGCTAATTTTAAGAAAGAAAATGGAGAGGAAACAAATGCCATGCCCCAACCAAGTACGGCAGAGGATCTCGAGAAGATAGTAAAAACAGATGTTAATAATGGCAATAATAATAGCAATAATAGTAATAATAACAATAACAACAATAACAATAATAACAACGTTGGAAATGCAAATGAACTGAACAATAATACCAATAATAATACAAATACAAATAATGTAAATAGTTTGAGCACAGCCTCAAATGTCTTAAGCATGAATAATAATTCAAATAATAGCGCAAGTACAAATAACTCGTATAAACCCGCAAAGATGAACAACGAGACAGTAGACACGAGTGCTGGACAACCGCCCTCAATCCTCGATGATCTTGTTCAGAGTCAGCAGCAGAATAGAAAGCAGATGGGCGGTAATCTTTATCAATCTCTACTCAATATTGTGCGTCAGACAAAGAAACGCGACGGTAAGCGCAGAATTACACGTCGTCATTAAATTCGTCTATGTATTGTATATATTGGTTTATTATTTTGGTATCTTGTAAAAAAAGTTTTTAATTTCATGTCTTGAGTGTACTCTTCAAATATAAAATGAATGTCAACTTTATCAACTAAATGTTTATAAATTGGGTGTAAATCATCACAATCTGGGCGCTCGGGATTTTTATCTTCTAATTCCATCGCCGTAATAAATTCGGGTATATATTTTTTAGGAAATACAAATAACAAATCGCTTACAAACTTTCTATCCCAATGTGTTAATTCTTTGTGTAAAAAGTTAAACTTATTCCATTCAAAGTTCCACTCTGATACATCTGAATGAAACTCAATGTCGAATCTAGTTGATATTATAACATCTACATCTTCATTGGCTAAATATTTTATACTTTCTATAGATGTTCGCCTTTGTGTCGAACCAATTAATGGTAAAAGAAATACTTTTACCGGATTATAAAATTTAGCTAAATCGTAGTTACTGGGATGTATATATGTTACTAAGTATACGCTTACTGTATTATTTACTGATAAATCAGTTATTGCTTTTTGTATGCTATCTTTACATTTTGTCCAATTTATTCTTTTTCCTTCTCCCCCAGAAATTCCTCTTAGTAAAAAAGCTATCTTCATTTAATATTTATTTTTAAAATAGTTTGATTGTTTTAACGCACGCGCCCAAAAATTGGGCATTTTTTTCCTTACATAAGTAAGTACAAAAATGCAAGTATTACACATATTTGATTCCTATGCGCAGGATCAAGAAATTGAAAAAGAGGATGCCGAAACAATGGAAGTCTCTTACATAAATCATGATGACGAAGATGACGACGACGAGTTCAAATCAAGGAGAAAGGGTCGGGGACAAGCAAGCTCGTTTAGGGAAAAGCAATCCATGGTCATTCAACTCTTTGGTTCCACACCAGAGGGAAAGCCCGTGCGTCTCCAAGTCAATGGATTTCAACCGTTCTTCTTTCTAAAAATCGAGAGTGGGCAATTTGACAAGTGTAAACAGCGATTTCTTGCGCTCTTTGATCAAAAGCAAATCCCCCATTCATGTGTTAAGTTTGAAAAGACAAAGAAGAAGGTGCTTTATGGATATACTGCAGGTCGGGAGTTCGACTTCATTCAGCTGAGTTTCCAAAATCTTTCTGTCTTTCGCACTGTAAAGAGATTTGTTCTCGATGATCATCAGCGATTTATCTTTCAACTCTTCAAAGGTCAGCCACCTCTTGAAGTCTTTGACGCAACACTCGACCCTATGCTCCGTTTCTTTCATCTTCGTAAGATTCAGCCGTGCGGCTGGATTAAGGCGAATGTCGAACTCACTGAAGAAGACGACATACTTGTCGGTCAATGCAATTGGACAGATATCGATCCTGAACTGGCGCCACCGAAAGCCAGTGCGTCGTTTCTCATGGCGTCATGGGATATTGAGTGTTATAGCGCATCGGGTGATTTCCCCTTACCGACGAAAAAGGAGAAGATGAGTAAACTCGGCGACGAAGTGGAACAAGTGGAAGGCGATCCTGTTATACAAATCGGTGTCGTTCTTGTAAGACAGGATTCCGAAACCGAGCGGCACGTCTTTGTCCTCGGTACATGCGATCCTATTGAAGGCGTTGAAGTCCATGTAGCAAAGAATGAGAAGCAGCTGCTTCTGAACTTCGCTAACTGGCTTGTGGTGAGAAATCCCGATATTCTCGTTGGCTACAATACCTTTGGTTTTGACGAAAAATATGTTTGGAAACGCGCCCAGGAACTTCATATCACAAATGACCCTGGATTTCAAGGACTCAGTCGTCTCTCCGCACTCGGTAAAGAGACCAAGTTGGAAGAGAAGTTCCTCAGCAGCTCTGCTCTGGGCGACAACTTTCTCTATCTCTGGTCAACTCACGGACGTCTACAGATTGACTTGTATCATTATATCAAGCGCGGTACACCGCTTCCATCCTACAAGTTGGATGACGTGTGTATGTATTACATGAGTGGAAAACTTGCTAGCGTTGAACGAAAGGAACTCAGTTGGTTTCTCAAGACAAAGAGTACCGGCGATGTCGTACCTGGACGTTACATAGTTCTCTTAGAGGAGACTGGCGAAGGTATTACCGAGAAGGCGAAAGTCATTGAAGTCATTCCTGGAAAAGGAATCATCATTGAAACACCGGCGCATTCAGAGGACATTGATCTGCGCGAAGCCGTCAAGTGGGCGATCGTCAAAGACGATGTGCCTCCTGCAGAGATTTTCCGTCTTCACAGGGATGGCGGCTCTGCAGGTCGCGCTAAAGTTGCTGCGTATTGCGTTCAGGACTGCGACCTCGTCGTAGAACTCTACAAGAAGCTCGATGTATTCAACAATGCCATGTCTATGGCAAACGTTTGCTCAGTCCCTGTATCCTATATCTTTACACGCGGTCAGGGCATCAAGATTGAGTCACTCATCTTTAAGGAGTGCTATGAACTCGGAATGCTTGTTCCTGTCTTGGAGAGCACTCCATTCGGGTCCACTGCTCCTGTGACGGGTCAGGAGGAATCCTATGAAGGTGCAATCGTTCTCGATCCGGTGCCAGGATTCTACAATGAATCGCCGATCGGTGTCTGTGACTTTGCGTCGCTATACCCGAGCACAATCATCAGTGAAAATATCAGTTATGACTCGCTCGTTTGGGTCAAGGAGTTTGATCTCGATGGAAATCTCGTCAAAACAACGACACTTGGTGATGAGAATGACGCGCCACCCGGTACGACATGGAATGCAATTGAGTTTAATACGTGGATGATCAAGCCAGGTGATACAAGAAAGCAGCCCGAGAAAGTCAAGAAGGGTGTGCGGGTCTGTTGTTATGCGCAGCCGGCTGACGGTTCAAAGAGCACTCTGCCGAACATTGTTGGAAAGTTGCTGGCGAAGCGTAAGTCTAAGCGCAAGGAGGCAGAGAAGGAGTCTGATCCATTTAAGAAGGCGCTTCTAGATGCCGAGCAGCTAGCTTACAAGCTGACGGCAAACTCGCTTTATGGGCAGCTCGGTTCACCGACGTTCAAAATTCGCATGCAGAACTTGGCTGCTTCTGTAACAGCATATGGTCGTATTCAGATTCTCCACGCGAAGGATGCCATTCTTGAGTTTTATGGTTCTCAGGAAAAAGACTTCAAAGAGCAGCCGCCCACCTTTGAAACTGGTCTCGTCAAAGACAAGAACGGCATTGTCATCCGTCAGGCTTTAAACGCGGACGAAGTCGCTTACATCAAGTCTCTAAATGCAAGTGAATACAGACTCAAAGAGTTGGCGTGGCGAGACCTCAAAGGAAGTCACGACGTGAAGCGGACACATGGATTTACTGCGTGGAAGGCGGGTAAGACAGGTGTACCCATCGACGCCTGTCCAGGAGGTGCCGAGATCGTCTATGGTGATACAGACTCGCTCTTTGTCAATTTCAACTGTAAGGATACCGGCGATTCTAAAAAGTCGATTGTAGATACGATTGAGCTCACAGAGAATGCCGGCAAGTTCGTCACACAGAACTTGAAGAGCCCGCACGACTTTGAATATGATAAGGTCTTCTATCCGTTCATTATATTCAGCAAGAAGCGATATGTAGGTAATAAATACGAAGAGTCGCCTGACAGTTTCAAGCAGACATCAATGGGTATTGTACTGAAGAGACGCGATAATGCGCCACTCTTGAAAACGATTTATGGCGGCGCCATCCAAATTCTCTTGAATGAGCGCAACTTCCTCAAAGCCGTCGAGTTTGTTAAAGAAAAATGCGCCGAGATGATGAAAGGAAAAACGAGTGCCTATCAATTGACGATTACGAAAAGCTTGCGAGACAAATACAATACGCCTACGCCGCCACCCCACCGAATTCTAGCCGACAGAATGAGGGAACGCGACCCTGGTAATGCGCCGTCAGCAGGTGACCGTATCGGCTACATTTATGTGTCTCCTAAACCTGGGCAACCCGCGCCTTCCTTACAGGGTGATCGTATTGAGACACCCGAGTATATTAAGGAGCACAAGTTAGTACCTGATGTAAAATATTATATTGAACACCAGTTGATGAATCCGCTCTCACAGCTCTTTGCCTTGAAAGTCGAGGATATTCCTGGCTTCATTATGTCAAAATCCATGATGTCAGGTCTTTCAATGGAACAAAAAGAGAGTATAAGTGGCGATCTACTCTTTGGTGACTCACTAAAGATGTGCGATAAGCAATCAGATATTAGAAGCTTCTTTAGCACCGGTGAACGGAAGTCGCCGCGCCTGGTAGCTCCTGTTACACAATCTGCGCAAAAGCAGAAGCAAGTTACATTGACAGGCTTCTTAGTACCCCACGAGCCACAGTCATTTGCTTCAACGAAGGCGCTTATCGAGGAGATTAGCAGAGAGAAAGAAAAGAAAAAGAAGAACTCAGTTTCGCCACCTCCTCTAGTGAAAGGTAAAAGAGAAAAGAAGACGGTCCCTGCAATAAAGGTTGATGCCTAGCATGGCGTAATTTAAACATACATTTTTTAGTGATTCTAAATAAAGGGTAATGCCTGTACTTGACATACCTGAGTCAATTGATCATTACAGAGAACTTTGTCAAAAAGATCATTGTAATGCTCTCGCTAGAAGATCACATTCATATGTCGCAATGAACTCTTTTAGTACGGAGCCCGGTCCCTTTAATACAGAAATTATTACAATGTTCCCTACTGCCGACGCAGGAATGCCTCATACACGCCCGCCCAATTATATTTGTATGCCCGCGCATTATCCTCTCGAACATTTTCAAGAGACTCTACAACATGAACTCGTTCATGTACATCAACGCCGCAACGATCAAGCGTGGCGAGCTCTCTTTTATAATCAGGGCTGGATTCCTCTAGCAGAGAATCATATTCCCGAGCGATGGCATAGTCGGTGTCGCCTCAATCCAGATACAATGAGCCAGCGTTTCTACGCATGGGAGAATCGCTGGGTACCCTTACCACTCTTTGAGCGTGAAGATAAACCTGACATGCGTGAATGTTCTGTGCGCTGGTGGGATCAAAGAACAGGCGATCTTGGTCGAAATCCTCCTCCATCATTTGACACTACATTTGGTAAAAATCATCCGCAGCCAGAACATCCACGTGAAGTGAGTGCAGTTATTTTGGCGCGGAAATTTAAGCTGGAAACATGGGAATCACTCGAAGAATACTTGGATGTATATCTTGGAGCTAAATAGGCATGGCGATAGATTTAAAAAAACTCGGTATCGAGGGAACTTATACTCTCGATACTGTGAAAAATATTCCAGATTCAGTATTTCCTGTGCTTAATGGGCACAGCCAACTTGTATTTGGATCAACAGAACGTGTACAATTATTTATCGGAGACTATGTTACACATGGTTCGTATGGCGATATTCGGAAAGCAGAGCGCGTAAAACTCGGGAAAAAGATGAATGTCTTGGTAAAATCCCCGCGACTCCCAGAGATGAATCTTAAGTTGGAAGGTATTGTCCAACATCTCTCACATATATGTTTGGAAAAACAGAATATGCCATGGGCTATTCCTGCAATCTATGATATTTATCAATACAAGGGAAGAATGTCATTTACAATGGAAGAAGTTCACGGTCAATACTTACACGATTGGTTTTCAAAAACTAAAGAGCCTGATCTGGATTTTTACAGAATTATGGTACAACTTAGTATTACACTCTGTATTTTACATAATTGTCTTGAATTGGATCATCGTGATCTGAAATCGGATAACATCTTTATTCGTGCAGAACCATCATCAATCCAATTTAAACAAGATTCATCGACATATATCTTTCAATCACCGTTCCAAGTTGCACTCTTAGACTTCGGTTTTGCTTGTATAGGAAATCATATAGGCTTAGGAACAGAAGTATTGCCGGCGCTTGATCCGTGCCCTAAAGAGGGTCGTGATTTATTTCATTTTCTCATATCCGTTCTAAGTATTGAAACAATACGAAAACGTCTATCACAGAGTACATTGGATCAGATTGATCTTTGGTTAGGTAGTAAATATGCATCAATGGCGAAACGATTTGCGCATGAGAAAAAACCATGGGTTTATCTAGTAACAAGTAATGCTGATTTTAGATCTCTGACTTCGTCGGCTCGGCGTGTTCTTAATGATATTGTTACAAAGAATCCAGAACTATTTCTTGTAACGACTTCTTCTGGTCTTATTTCTGTCATTACCTGATTTCTTGGTTTTTCTATAACCACCACGCACTGCTATTTGATTAGCGAGACGAGGTCTAAAAAAACCTTTTGCTGATTCTATAAGTGATTTCTTCACTGGTTTGTTTTCTAAAGCGGCAGATATT